TGTCACCTTGAATACCAGTGTCACCTTGAATACCGGTTTCTCCCGGAGGACCACCAAAAGCTCCTGTAACACCAACTACTCCAGTAACGCCTTGTAATCCGGTCTCACCCAATCCTACTGGCCCAGTCATTCCAAGACCTGTCACGCCTTGATCGCCTTGTATTCCAGTATCACCTTGTACACCTTGTACACCAGTATCGCCTTGCATGCCTTGAACACCGGTATTGCCCTGTGCACCGGTGTCACCTTGTATACCAGTATCACCTTGAATGCCTATAATACCAGTTTGCCCAATAAGTCCTTCGACTCCTGTCAAACCTTGAACTCCAGTTAATCCCTGAATTCCTATCGATCCCGTCACTCCTTGTGGTCCTGGAAAACCAACATCTCCCTGAACACCTGTTTCACCTTGAACACCGGTGTCACCCTGAACACCAGTAATACCCTGAAGACCAGTTTCACCTAAGCCTTGTAATCCAGTATCTCCTTGTGCACCAACACCTATATCGCCTTGAATACCAGTTTCGCCTTGAGCACCAGTATCACCTTGCACACCAGTATCACCGTTAAGTCCTGTCAATCCTAATCCCTGAACTCCTGTTACTCCTTGCACTCCAGTAACACCACTCAAACCTGTCACACCATATCCTTGAAGCCCAGTAAATCCTTGCTGACCAGTTGCGCCCCGTAATCCAGTTACTCCCAAACCTGTAACGCCATACCCAGTCAACCCTTGTGCACCAGTTACACCAAAGCCTGTCAATCCTTGTAATCCTGTTGCACCTTGAATTCCAGTAACACCACGAATACCAGTTATACCTTGCGGGCCAGTATTACCTTGAATTCCTGTCAAACCTTGCGTACCTGTTTCACCCGCAGGGCCTCCAAATGCGCCAGTAACACCAACAGCACCAGTGATACCTTGTAAACCAGTATCTCCAACTCCAGTTACTCCTTGTGTGCCTTGTAAACCAGTATTTCCTTGAGCACCAGTATTACCCAAAGCTCCGGTCAATCCAATTGATCCTGTTGGACCTTGTTCTCCAGGATTACCCTTAACACCAGTTGTACCTTGAAGTCCAGTAGGACCTAATCCAGTCACACCTTGAAGTCCAGTATTACCACTTGCTCCTGTCAAACCTTGAGCACCTGTCAAGCCTTGTATACCTGTATGACCTAACAAACCTGTTGAACCAGGAACACTAAGACCCGTCACTCCTTGAGCACCAGTATTACCCTGACTTCCTGTTAATCCAACTAAACCAGTAACACCAATCGCGCCTATACCTGTCGCGCCTTGTAATCCAATAGCGCCATTTAATCCAGTAGAACCTCTATCACCTCGTTCACCTGTCACTCCCTGAATACCAGCACCAGTAGTTCCTTGCATTCCTTGAACACCTGTAAAACCTCGATCACCACGTTCACCTGTAACGCCTGGTAATCCCGTAAGACCCAAACCTTGAATTCCAGTCAATCCTTGAGAACCTTGCAATCCAGTAGCACCTTGTATACCCGCACCAGTTGAACCTTGTTGCCCTTGAATACCAGTTGACCCTTGAACACCCTGTAATCCAGTTGTTCCTTGTATACCTGCACCAGTTGTTCCTTGCAAACCTTGAACACCTGTAAAGCCTCTTGGACCTATCAATCCTGTCGCACCTTGCAAACCAGTAGATCCTGTCCCTTGCAATCCAGTACTACCTCGTTCACCACGAATACCTGTAGTACCTTGAACTCCTGTTTCTCCTTGCGGTGCACCTGCAGGTCCTGTAACACCTAATCCAGTACTACCTTGTAATCCTTGCAATCCAGTAACACCTTGAACTCCTGTATTGCCAGCAGCACCTCGCAATCCAGTTGTTCCTTGATCACCAACAATACCTTGTACACCAGTATTACCTTGTATACCAGTACTACCTGCTGCTCCTCGTAATCCAGTCGTTCCTTGATCACCAATATTACCTTGCACACCAGTCAAACCTTGAATACCCGTTGATCCTTGTGCTCCTCTTAATCCTGTAATACCCTGTGCTCCATCATTACCTTGCAAACCTTGTATACCAGTAACTCCAATGAATCCTGTTTGACCTTGCAATCCAGTAGATCCCTGTAATCCTGTACTACCTTGCAATCCTTGTAAACCAGTTTCACCCTGAGATCCCGTCGATCCTAAAGCGCCTGTTATTCCTCTAAGACCCGTAATACCCTGATTTCCTTGCACACCGGTAGTTCCTAGATTACCAACTGTGCCTTGTAACCCAGTAGTTCCTCGTACACCCGAACTACCCTGTATTCCTTGTATTCCAGTACTACCTTGACTACCTTGTAAACCAGTCCCACCTTGTAAACCAGTCAATCCTCTCGGTCCAATTGAGCCTTGTAATCCAGTATTACCTTGCGATCCCAGCAATCCTGTCTCGCCCTGTGTTCCTGTAGCTCCAATTCGACCTTGAGCACCAGTAACACCATTAAGACCAGTAGTGCCTTGAACTCCCTGATCTCCCTGTATACCAGTCACGCCTTGCGATCCAACTGCACCATTTATTCCCGTCAAACCTTGCGAACCTTGTAACCCGGTGTTACCTTGCGCACCCATGGGTCCTTGAAAACCAGTAGTTCCTCTTATTCCTGTAGAACCTAAAGGTCCTTGCGTTCCAGTACTACCTTGTAAACCCGTCAAACCTTGCGATCCAGTATCTCCTTTAGCACCAACAAAACCAGTTGCTCCTTGCTGCCCTCTTAAACCGGTAATACCCTGTTGTCCAACAAATCCTTGAATTCCTGTAGATCCCTGAACGCCCGTTAAACCTTTATCACCTTTTAGTCCCGTAGACCCTATCGGTCCTTGAATACCACTTGCGCCTTGTACTCCCGTTAGTCCCTGAACTCCAGTAATTCCCTGAATACCTGCAAGTCCAGTAAAACCTCGTACTCCTGTAGCTCCATCAACTCCCGTCAAACCTTGACCGCCCTGAAGACCAGTAGCTCCTTGACCACCAGTCATTCCTCGAAGTCCATCAATTCCCGTCAAACCTTGAGTGCCAGTCATTCCCTGGTCACCCATCTCACCTCTTGCACCAGTTACACCTCGCAGTCCAGGATTACCAATAACTCCTTGACCACCCTGCAAACCTGTAGCTCCAAGCAAACCAGTTACTCCCTGTACACCAGTTTCGCCTTGGACGCCCGTTAAACCTTGTACTCCGGTAAGTCCAATCTGTACACCAATGTCACCGGTAGGCATCTTTAACGTCTGTCCTTTTAGAATGTTAAATCAAATAACAAAGACTATCACAGCCTTAAATTGCCTGTCTTATCAAAGGATTTTCACTTTTCAAAACAAAACACTGACTTACACTGGTAATGCATGTGAAGCAGTATGTAAAAGCTATGCAGAAAAATTATGCAGACTAAAGCATGCAGGCAGTGCTATGAAGATTATTCTAGCAGAGATTTAATATTTTTCTTGTACCAATTTATTGTCAAATCTAATCCATCCTCAAACTCTATCTTCGGTCGCCAACCCAAATTAACTACTTTTCTATTATCTTTTACTTCAGCAATTTGCACATCGCAATTACTATACTCAAAAAATGATAACGGCAATTCAAACTTCTTCAACAACATCTTAGCAATATCAACTTCTTTTATCATAAACCCACTACTAACATTATATGACCCATCATCACCAAAATGCATAATCTTATAGAGCGCATCACAAAAATCATCAACATACAACATATCATATTTTGCAAACTCATTACTAACTATTATTGGTTCTTCTTTCATCGCGTTTACAATTGCATACGGTAAAAACTCTCTAATAGATTGCCCGGGTCCATAACAATATGACTTACAAACATTCACATTTGTAATAATATCACTATTTGTGACCTGTAAAAATCTATCCACATTATATTCAGACAAATCAATGTCAGTAAAATTAATCACTTTATTGAAATTATACAATTCAAACAATCTCTTAAAGTCATGATTATTTTCGCACACAACTTCATTATCATACTTGCAGTCATCTACAACGAAAATTCTATCGTTTGATGATATTTTAAGTAGCAAATTCACAAAGTGTACACTAGTAAACTTGTCACCAACCACTAATATTGAATCAGTCATTAGTCTTCTTGACAACGGGTTTTGCTACACCAACGACACCATCAAATATACCAGCTCTAATCTCTCCATTTATAATTTTAGCTGTCTGCTGCATCCTCAACTTTGCATCTTTCTTTCTGTCTTTAAGTGCCTGCTGATACTCATATTCAGATTTATGATTGTCACCTATATAGTTCACAAACCCTCCTTTTTCAACTGTTCAAACAACTGTCTTTGTTTATCTGTCAAACTATTTGGTACATCAATCACAATATTAACAATCTGATCACCAATAACATCTTTGTTGTTAAACATCGGTAATCCATGCTTTGCAATAACATATTTGTCTCCATGTTTTGTTCCAGCATTAATTGTCAATTCATTGTCTTTTTGTAATGTTCTAACAGTGACTTTACATCCTAACACTGCTTGCGAAATTGATAAATGAGTATCACAACAAACATTGTTCATGTTTCTTATCAAAAACTCATGCTGTTTTATCTTAAATCGAACAACTAAATTTCCAGGCACACCATTATGTTCACCACAATGACCATTATTTCTCATAGTAATCTCTTCACGCTCAGATATTCCCGGTAATATGCTTAACGGTAATATAGTATCTTTCATAACTCTACCAGTACCAAGACAATCTTTACAATTGAAATCTAGTGTTGACCCACGACCCTTACATCTATCACAAATTGTAACATTCTGCATTATTATATTGCCTATCGTCCTAACCTCATTAATCTGTCCTCTACCACCACACTTCGAACATGGATTAACTCTATCATTCATACTTCCACGACCAGAACACGGTTCACATTTTTCATATCTCTTATACCTTATAGTCTTCTGTACTCCTGTCAATACTTCATTCAATGTCAACTCTAACAATATGATAATATCCTGACCTCGTGTACCTCTAACATTTGTTGCACTTTGATGAGTATACATGCCTGAAAAAGCATTAGTTGAAAACCCAAAAATATCACCAATATTAATTGAGCTACCTTGAAATGGACTATCATACTGCGATCTCTTTTGAGAATCTGTTAATGTCTCGTATGCTTCTGTTGCTTCTTTAAACTTCTCCTCAGACTCTTTATTGCCGTTTGTCTTATCTGGATGATGTTTAACTGCAAGTTTTCGATATGCAGCTTTTATCTCTTCATCTGTTGCAGCTTTAGTAACACCTAACACTTCATAATAATCACGTTTTGCTCTAGCCATTTTGAAACCTGTATTTTGAAAAAATGTTAGAAATACTCATATTAAAATTTTGATTCAAGCGTATTCGTGCTATATTTGAATCATTTGAACTAACTGAATATTGCAAATTGCCATCAAACAAAAACATGCAACCCATAATTTGAGGCATTATATAGCACTCATTTCTATCAAGCAAAAGACTAATTTCTACTGGTACTCGCAAATGATTAATTTTACTATACATATGCGGATGACAAAGTATTGTTGTACTTGAGTCAATTAATCGCATAAACGACGACATTGAAAAGTAATCATCAAAAATCAATTGATGCGGTCGTTGGTAACTCAGTAATTTAACAAACAATTGATTTTCATATAGACATATTTTATCTGTAAGTAATCTTAAAGTATGTTCTACAATATCACAACGATTCATGATCGCTGCTACATGAACAATGCCAAGATTTTCTACAAGTAATTCTCCGTCATCATTGGCAGTCCTAAGAATATAATCAGGGATACCATTTGCGTCAACAATTAGTCCATCTGCGCATATTGCTGACATTGAATAACCATAATATCTACTTGATTGTGACGCCAATTTAGCTAACAGTCGTCTAGGTATACTATTTATGTCAGTTTCTTTTAACTGTCTAATGGTTGTCGACGTGTCAAACGGAACTAGTTCATTTTCATGAAAATCATTTCCAGCAATTACATCAAATTTCCTAGTTAAACTATTCGGACTATATGCAATAATCTTTGAATCACCATGTTCACTCACTATGAATTCAAATTTTGACATCTTTCATCTCACATAAAAAAACCACACAGTCAATACTATGTGGTTTTCATTTACAAATTTCAATCTTTATAACCGCCACTCAGATATTGAATATCCTCTGTACCAATCTGTGTGTCGGGAATTGATTCGAAGTCTTGATTGACCAAGACATCTTGCATTTCAGGCGCTAAAGTAATATCCTGTCGTGGTGCGTCTTGAGGCAGCAAGCGTTCTAACTCCGGTATAGTGTTGTCGGCAAATTCAACGCCGGACTTAACAGCTTCAGTTGAATAGCCAGTGTCCAATAATACATCTATACCAAAAATAACAAGAACATTGTCAACATATGCGGATAAGGAGGCATATAAGTTCGTAGAGTACAAAGGATGATTAAATATAAGCTTAACTGTGTTGGTGTCGGGGTTGACGTTAGTTCGATCGAAAGTGGCTGTCTGCAAGAAAATCACTTTGTTGCTGGGGAAGGGGTGACGGTAATACAAACTGGCATGACCTACTTGCATAGTTGGTAGCACATCAGGATTAACTTGCAATGCCACCATTTCGATTGCAACAAAATCTCCATCTGGCGCGTACAAAGCTGTGCCGCTTACGGTTGGCTCAATTATGCCAGAAACAATTCCTCCACCAATAACAATGCATGACCGACCTTTGAACACATCTGAAGAAATTATGCCTTTACCTATGATGTTGCCGCTAATTGGCCGATGCCAATTGCAGAGAACACTAATGATTTAGTTTGGATCAATCCAGTAAAGCTTCGGCCAATTCCAACATCTGAAGATATTAAACCTTTACTTTGGATGTTACCATCAATTACAAAATCGAAATTAGTTGTGGAAGATAGTGTTGCTTTGCCTTGGATAGTACCAGTAATATACTGGTCTATTTCAGTACCTGAAGATGCTAAACTTTTGCCAATGATGCTACTAGTAATATATTGATCAATCGCAATTGTACTTGAAACTAAGCCATTGTACTTGACATAAAGTTCTCTCTATAGAGCAGGATTCCCGTGTGCTGTCACTGTAAACGTTGCTGTCTGTCCTTGAGTCTTCTCTGTGTTGCTAGGCTGAGTGTCTACTACAGGGGCCACTGCATTTATTGTAAGGAAAATACCAGCAGTAAATGTTGGTTGTATAGATTGAACGCTCACAAATGGTAAAGAAATTGGACTGGAGCATCCAGTTGTTGTGCCATTGCCGAATTGACCGTAAGTATTGTCACCTAATGCATAAACTATACCATTTGCGTCAAGCATAAAAACAGTACTTGCAGAATATCCAGTTGCTTTCAATATACCATTATATGGTAGAGCTATCACATTAATATAACTTCGACCACCTAATACAGAGACTGGGGAGCTTTTATCGGTAACTGTACCGTCACCCAGTTGGCCAATATTATTAAATCCCCATGCCCAGAGGCTACCATCACTTGCGTCTATTGCGTAAGTTGTTTCATCAGCTATAGCCACTGCCTTATAACTAGCTGCACGTTTGATTGATACTGGTGATGACTTTCCAGCTTTTGTGTTATCACCAAGCTGACCTGCTGAGTTACGACCTGTCATCCAAATATTCCCAGTTGCGCCATCAATATATGCAACAGTACCCATACCACCTGCGGCAACGGCTGAATAACTGGTTGAGCGTGCTATACTAACCGGAGATGATGTATTTGTTAATGTGTTGTTGCCCAATTGACCATAACCATTTATACCCCAACTATACACATTGCCAGTGGAAGCTTCAATAGCTATAAAATTTCCACCATACCCACCACTGATTATTGAACTGTAACTGCCTGACCGAGCAATTGAAACAGGAGATGATGTATTTGTTAATGTGTTGTTGCCCAATGCACCACCAAGATTTTGCCCCCATGTCCAGATATTACCTGTTGCGCCATCAATTGCTGCGCACGCAACATAAGGATCTGAATTTGGAAGATAAATAGCAGCAATATTTTTGTAAGAACCGGAACGAGCTATACTCACAAGTGAACTTTGATCAGCTGCAGCATTGTCTCCAAGACTACCAACTCCGTCACTACCTGTGCACCAAACATTGCCAGCAGAATCTAGAAATATATTGTTAACAATCTTTGTGAATGTAGCAGAGTTAAGAAGTGGAATAATTGTACTGGTGTACACAATCGCTTGTCGTCCCAATTGATTAGCAAAATCATATCCCCAAACATAAACTGTACCATCAGCAGTCATTGCATAAATACTATCTCCACCTGCTTTAGCTGAGACATAACTACGATTGCCAAGTACAGATACTGGGGATGATCGACTAGTTGTTGTACCATCACCAAGTTGACCATACCAGTTTGCTCCCCATGCCCAGAGGCTACCATCACTTGCGTCTATTGCTATAACTGAAAAGCCACAGCAAGACACGCTAGCGTAACTTGCTTGTCGCGCTATTGAAACTGGTGAGGAGGTGCCAGTCATAGTGTTGTTACCTAATAAGCCATATACGTTGTCACCCCACGCCCAGATATTACCTGTGGAAGCATCAATAGCGAATGAACAAAAGCCACCTACACAGCCTGCAGCAATAGCTGTGTAACTGCCTGGTCGAGCAATTGAAACAGGAGAAGAAACAGTATTTATCGTGTTGTTGCCTAGCTGTCCTGAAACATTATAACCCGACGCCCAAATTCTCCCAGTAGCTGCGTCGATCATCAACACATGTGAATAACCTGCAACATCTGTATAACTTCCTGGTCGAGCAACACTCACTGGCGATGATTTATTTGCTTTTGTATTATCACCAAGTTGACCTAGAGTGTTTGATCCCCAACCAAATACAGTACCCGTAGCTCCATCGATAGCCCAAAAAGTACTAGGACCTCTACTACTAGCTAATTTTGAGTAACTACTTGATCTAGAAATACTGACAGGTGATGAAACTGGAGTTGTTGTGTTATTACCAAGTTGCCCCGACGACGCTATGCCTGTTGTCCAAATGCTACCATTTGAGCCGTCCAAAAAAGCAGCAGTATTGCTGGCCGCAAACGCAACATTAGAATAGCTACCAGGTCGAGCAATTGAAGTTGGAACAGTACAAGAAATACACTGATTTGTTCCCCCTACACCTAATACTGTAGCATCATACCCAAGGAAAAATACTTTGCCCGTTGTATCAATTAAAAACCAGTCCTTGTAGGCAATTTTGGCCGATGTGAAATAATTAGCCCAACTTCCAGGTATTGCTACAGGTGAAGTAATCAGATTAGTTCTGCCTACACCATTATTCCCTACATAGTAGTTTCCTGCAAAGTATGTTCGGTTCATGGTATATCTTTTATAGCTTGAACAAGAACTTCAGGGTCCTCAAGATAGTTGTTAATATCCCCTACTAAATAATCAATCGTTTGCCCGTCGATGTTAGTTGGAGTTGAATCAATATCATCACACGTCAATTTCTTATAAAATGACTTTGCTTTGTAATATTGATCACAATTCCTATATTCTACAGATCACCTGTTATATGACACATCGTTTTCAATGATCGCACTGCATCAGTATATGCTGATGCGTTCACTGTGCATCTCTTGTCCTGTATACTATTAAAATATCCCAATTTCAACTCTAATGCAGACAATCCTGACGGACCAACTTCAAATAAAAACACTGTCTTTGAATCTCGTTGTCTAACAGTCTCTACTGAACACCTCTTCGTCTTCAAATATGCAGCAAAATACAAATCTGGAGTAGTTATCTTATCACTATCTTCAACATGACATAATGTCTTCAATGCTCGAATAGCATCAGCAAAATCTATCGCACAAACAGTGTACTTAAAATCATCATCATTATTGAAATATCCATGCTTCAACTCTGGCACTGTCAAATGAGAATCATTAACATCAAACGTAAATATAGTTTTCGTACCTTCTTTTTGTATATTAACAATCTGACAGCTCTTAGCTTTCAAATATGCAGCAAAATACAAATCAGGAGTAACAATAGTCATATTCTCAGACATGTTTTTCTCCATCTATCTTAATTTCTATCTTCTATTCTTCTGCTTTATCTCTGCAATCTTCTCACTGACAGTATCTATAAACGCATCCAACTTAATATCTAACTCAGACACACTCTCTTTTACTTTTGTAATAACTGTTGCTGTGTCTACTCTAGTTTTCTTAACTAAACTTTCAATCGCTGTTGAATCTTGAATTTGTACAGGCTGTGTATTTTCAACTTGACGCTTTATGTCAAGTACTGCTTTCGATAACTTGATATTATTAGCTGTCAATTGTAATGTTAACTCTTGATCGGCCTTAGAATCTAATGCACTATAACAATTGTCAAGAGCTAACTTAAATTCTACTATTGATGCTTTCAACGATTTGAATTCTTCATCTGAATAAACACTATCAACTAAAATATTGCACTTTTCAAGTAAATCATTTTCAAGTGATTCAATTTTCTGATAAATCTCATTATCATCAGCCAAAAATGAAATCTTAGCAGTAAATTCATCTCGTAATTCTTGATCTTTATTCAAACAAATACTAATGATGTACTCTTTAATAGTATTATCACTCAATATCATCTTTTGAATAAATCTCATTATTATATTCAACATATTCTCTCCTTTAATCTGTTTTAATCGAACAAAAAAGAGAGTTCCCTTTTACAGGAACTCTCTTCCTATTCAACACTTAGCTCAAACGAATTGTGAATGATGCAGCTCCAGCAGCCGACAAGATCGTCACTGCTGTGAAACTTGCATTGTGAGTGATTGTCAAATCAGAAGCAGCTGCTTGAACACCAGAAGCAGTAATAACAACATTAACATTCGGCTGAAATCTGAAATTATGTGTCAATGTCACGCTACCACCAGCTCCAACAACACCAGTCACATCATTCACTGTGATCTTTGTCGCAGCAGCAAAACGATGAATATCGCCAGACTGTGCGCTAAGCAATACTTCACCAGTCTCAACCAAATACATCGACGCACCAGTTGATCCTGCAGGATCCAACCGAATACTACGAGCAATCGGCGACACACCCTTGATATAACTACCAAGGTCATTGAACTCCAACACATTGGCGGTCAAATTCGTAATCTTCATAACCCTTCCTCCTTATACGGTTGATTGATTAAACAACTTTAACTTTACCATTTGTATCAACAGCAACCGGAATAAACCTATTCTCGGCTGCGTCATACCCAACCATTGCTGTCGTACTCAACTCAGGATACGTCAACCTCATTCCACCAGTAGTATACTGCGGTATCTGCACGATATCTTCTGCAGGCTGCAACACACCACCAATCACTGCCCTCAACCTCACATAATTCATAATATCATTATTCCACCCGGGTATCATCTCAGGCACTATATGAAACACAACCTTACCAAAATACGATCTATTACCATTATACCCGGGTGATCCCTGATTCTCTACTGACCCCAACAATGATGCAAACAATCCAATCGTCGACGTATCCCAATAAATATTATAACTTGTCGGCAACGTTGCATTGCCTGCATTTGGCCTCGACGGCCACATCAATGTTACACGGCTAGGCAATCTATAAACGACTTGGATCTTATTGCTAATCATTTATTCACTTCTTTCGTTTATCGATCCTCAAACTTTTCCTAACCTTACGCTTTATCTCACTCTTTATACTCTCAGCCGTAACCTCAACTTCTCTCGGCTGCTGTACCTGTGACTGCCTCTTAGCCTGTCTCCTGCTCTCCATTGCAGCTATTATCGGCTCCTGATGTATCACCTCATCAGCCATATCTTCATCAGTCACCTCACCCAAACCCACATTCGGCGTGGCAACCTCAACATCACTATTTATCTTCCTACTTATTGCCTTCGTCTGATTCGGATCTACATGAACCTTCTTAATCTCAACAGGCTCAACAGCCATCAACTTCTTAACTTTCTCTGCCTGAATCTTAGCAGCATCTTCATCACTTATCATCTTCAACCATCCAGCCTTCAATGCTGCTGCTAATGACCTCGAACTACTCTCATACGCACTATCCATAGGATCATAAACATCACCCTCATTCAAATACTTACCATTATCCACTAACCGAAACTTAACCTGCGTCAAATACTTCATACACCTACCTCCATCCATATAAATTTAGTTTAATCTACAACTACCCTTACTTTCCCTCAGCAGCTCTTCCAACTTCATCACGCGGATCATCAAACTCACCAGGACCTATATCAATCCACTCCTCATCACCTGTCTGCGGTGACATATCAGCTGCCGGATCATCTCCCTTAGGATCATGATCTAACGGATGCACTGCAACCTTCTTGGCCGCTACTTTAGTCTCATCAAGAACTGCTGTAGCGATCTCCTCCATATCTCCACCCTCATCATCACTATCTACATTCTCCAAATCCTTAACACTCTCTTCAACATCGTCATCATCATCAAACTTCTCTTCCTCCATAGCATCTGCCATCTTAGTCAACTTCAACGCTGCCTTACGTAACAAACTCGAAGCAGCTGCACGACCAACAGCATCTCTCTTATCAGCCTCCCAATTATTCTTAGCAGCAACTTCCTCCTCATGCCCCTTACCAATCTGACCCTTATCACCCTTACCAGCCTCATAATCATTCTGAACCTTTGCATCATAACCAGATGTCAATTCACCCACATAACTTGCCTTACGCGTATCCTTCATACTTTCCTCCTCACGAGTGTTGTTTTGTGATGCCCTTATCTCATAATCTGATTTCTCTAACGGAACAAACTCATTTCCAAAATCACTATTATCGAACTCCTCATACTTATCCACTAAACCATCTACATCTATCTCACGATTCGTCAATGAATGACTTCTTTTCTCCATGTATTTTACCTCAATATAAAGCAACTATTCATTTAGTATCATTAACCACTTACATCCTCTAATTCACAGAAAAATAGCAGCCTTTTGATAGCTGCTTTCATACAAAATCGTCATCTACGGCAAATACTCAATATATGCCCTTGGAATACTATCAATCAAATACTTCTCGCAAACATCTCTAATAATATCGTTATCAGTAACTTCTCCCGTACATATTTCTTTAACATTCATCTCATACAACTCTTGCAAATACTTACCAGCATCTTTATGATCATCCCAAAACTTCTTAGCCTCATTCTTAATTGCATCAATCTTCTGTTTACCTCCTCCACAATGATACCACATAGCCCTAATAGCCTTTTGCTTTGTTGTATAACCATAACCCTGAGCATCATTAACAACCCTACCATTCTTGTCTACAATAACAAAACGATCTGTCCTACCTTGCATCAACTCGACTCTACAAGACATAATATCACTCCTTATTTTTATACAGAAACTTTAATGTTCACATGGTGTTCATATATTCTACTTAATTCATCAATATTACATTCTGTATTAGATACCAAACAATACTCTAAATAACTTAAAACACCGCATTGTCTTGCAAAATAAGCAGATTTTCTATATCTTGCAGGTGAATCATTCTCCCATAACAAAAATGTCAAAATCAACCTATTCCTAATCGATCGAAAATCATATTCATCATTATCTTTTCTTACTTCTTCATTTCGTCTTATAGCCCACATAGACGCATGAAATTCACGTAAATACTGACTTCTAGCATACGTTTTACAGTGACCAATTTCATGAGACAGTACAGCTAGTATTCTATCTTCAATATCGTCATCTAACAGGCATAAATTAATCTCTATCAATTTCTTATAAGGATATTGTATCCCGAACGCACCATTATCAAGCTCGACAAAATTAATCTCATAATCTTCATTTCCCATTAACTTTGCAAAATTATATATTCTAGTATCTGCTTCAACAATCATTTGATCTACTCCCTATATAGACTGACGTTTCATGTGACTTATTGCCATTTGCCTACGAGTATCAATAGAATGAATCCCTCTAAATGCTGTTCTATTTGCAATGTCACTACATACTAACAGTGAATCACCATACAAACTTCTATACTGTCGTTTATCCATATTGTGAACACTCAATACATGACCAGATATTCTAGTATCACACCACCCGCAAATTTTGCAAACAACAAAATCTTGATTCTCAACCATATCTTTAAACTTCAACTTTTGCAACTCTAATAATCTTATCTGCTGCTTAGCTTTACAAACATCACAAACTAATGCCTTTCCATCAATAATCACATCACAATCATCATTTCTACACTTATGCCTATACACTCTATTATCAACTGTCTCTGACGCTTTATTACCTGACGCTCGCAATTTTAACAAATAATCCTCTGACACAAGACTATACTTACCATACTTTTGCTTATACTCATCTGTTGTCATTCCGTGAACACTAACCACATGACCTCTTAATGCTTTTGCTTCATGCGTACAGCCTTCAATTTGGCACCGAATCAACTCACTCATGCAACCTCCTCTTGTAATATTTTATAATATATACCTGCATCTTTCAAAATCGCTTCAACAATCTCACGTGTAAAATTATATTCACTATAAACTTCAGCTATTTTATCACAACCTAACTTCTCATTAATATACAATCTTTCTAACTCTCTCAAAAATGATTGATGCTTATCGTCATTTGTTTTCACATGCTTTGAAAACTTAAATGACCCACTCCAACCACACACAGGACATATCTTTGTTTTCAAATTCTTAGTCAAACATTCAGGATTTATGAACGTCATATTATTATCTCTACAAGCTTTAACTATATGCCGTTTTGGCACATTTGGCATCAACTCTATAGCTTTTGAAATCATAACTTTTCCATCAACTTTTGCCTTATCGACATCATTAGCTGTCACGTTATACAACTTAGGAGCACCGACTTTTCTTTTGAATATTAACTTTTCTTCAAATTTCAACTTGGCAATAACATACTTATAAGTAAAAGGATGCATGACTTGAATAATTCGTGCAAATATTTCAATAATAATTTGATCAAGCTCTTGACCATAAATAGCATGACATTGATCACACAATAATATTAAATTATCAGGATCATGCATTTCAAAGTCATATCTAGAAAATAATCGATGTGGTACTATATGATGAATATCAACATTACTATCTATTTTATCACATTCTTGGCAACAAATGTCTCTACCTCTAACTAATCTAAACATTTTTTTTCTATATTGAGCTATTTCGACTTCTTTCTCTATATTAATAGATTCATCAAAAAATCTAATTTTTCGCATTAATCCTTGAGAAATCAATTTTTTAGACCGACTATCAATCGATTCTTGACATACTAATGGTTCGTTAGGAAATAATATTTTGTATCCCATGCTTGTAATACTATGAACATTCATACAATGAAAACCTAATGCTCTAAAAAAATTACCACATAATCGACATTGAATAGCACTAGATAAATGATCTTTAATTTCAATGTTTTCATTAACATTATCTACAAATTTTATAGCATTGACTCTATTGCTTAATATTTTATTCGTATTTTCTATAGCTAAAGCAGTTCTATCCTTTGCACTTTGAATTCTAAACTCATACAAATGTTTAATAGCACTTTTATCTCTAGTGAGCCACATTTTTTTAGATTTTCCACTGTTTAATCGCTTTACTCTTTTATCATACTCTTCTTTGCCAAACGTTCTAATCCAAATTTTTGAAATTATTCTTAATGATTTGAATGTTAGATTAATATACTTTTCATTAACTTTATCTCTAGCTTGTCTCAATGTCAAATTTGTCTCAAAAAATGAATTAACATAATCAGTTATTTGTTTTTTCTCTTCCTTAATGTATTGTAAATGCTTAATCCCATCTTCGTCATTTACAAGTCTAAACTTTGATACAAAATGTCTAGCCATATCATTGACATTAGAATTGCATACAGGACATTGCATGTTTCCTCCTTTTTTAATCTTATGATTATAATATATAATCTTTTTACGATGATTTACAATAAAAATAAAATAATTATGATTATATGACAAAAATAGTCCAACCAACCAAGCGAGTATCAGGATCATTGGTAATGAAAACAGCAAAGAGTTTATGAGAGAGAGGTATCTAATCACGATTAAATTAAGAAGAAGAGCACTTAGACAAAAAAATAGCAGCCTTTTTGAAAGGCTGCTATCTAAACTGACTGACAGTTTAATTTGCTCGACTACTTACTTACCTGGTTATCAAGATCGAGCCCACTCCGCGCGGGTTCCAGACACCTATTCCAATTTGTTCGAAAATTGACCAGCCGACCAATCTGCTATCGGGGTCGTCAGCAGGAAGTACCGTGATGTCGATACGCTGCGGCATGATTCCGAGGTGTTTCTCTTCCGTGCAGACATAGACCGTGCCGATCGGAACGATACGGCTAACGATGATTTCTGCTCCCCAGATCATTCCCATGAGGCCCGTGTTCAGCAAGCTCTCCTGTGTGATCGGGTCCAGTTGGTCCCGGCCCCACTTACGGATGTCGCTGTAGTCACGTGCATTCATGAACATGCGTGCAACACGAAGGTCATGTTTCTCAATTTCGGCAAAGCCGTCAGCAAGTGCGTCACGGTCGAGCGAGCCAGCTGCACCGATTGTAGCATTGAAGGGGACGCCAGTGATCGGGTCAACCTGTGCAATTGCAACGTCGAAAGCAGAGAATCCGAGCTCGTCTTCAGCAGCCTGGATTTCCTGTTTGGCCTTGTCTTGTGCACGGTCAATGAGATTGTAACGGCGTTCCTTGACCTGTGTGAACGGAATCTTCGGGTTCGATCCGAGTTCGAACAGGGGAATCAGGATACGCTTTCCCTTGACGATCGTTTCCGGTGTCTTGCCTTCTTCAGAGATTACGATAGCAGGGACGTTGATGTCCTTATCGTAGTAGGGAAGTGCGCCCTGAGGGAGCGGATCCACCACGATAGCCCGGCGAAATACGCCTTCGTAGTCAAGCCTTTCGCGCAACGGGTTCTGCATCGAAGCAGCAAGCTTCATCTTGCCTTCAGCAGTCTGGAGAAGCTTGTTAACAACTGCTTCTCTTTGGGCCGGTGTAAGTTTCATTTTTTCGACTCCTTAAAGATTGTTGATCGTTCAATTTCTTTTTGCATTAGCAATTGCAGCTAGCTACTTAGATTGTCGTATTGAAACCAAGCATCGGGTTGTCAGTTGCCGGTGCCTTTGTCACATAGCCGACGATGATCGAACCAGTGCTTTCGGTCGTGAGGAGGCCGAAGTTTGAAACATACAGCGGGAGACCGAGAGAAGCTGTCCATGCAGTGTCAAGCGCGCCGCCGGCTTCCTTGACTGTCTCATAGATGTCAGTCTCGTATGAGCCTTGACCGGTCATGACCGTGAGCTTGCCAGAAGCAACAGTTGGCGTATTTTCATATGCCGAGCCTGCTGCATCATTCAAGAAGAATCCGACCGGTTTGTCGTTCACGCAGATGTTGGCTTCATAGCTGCCACTCATCATCGCTGCCATTCCGCCGAGAGCGCCTGCAGGTGCATTGGCCGGGATGCGACCGAGAGTGCGTCCTGCTTCAGCAGCTGTATTGGGGCGGGTGAAACCCGTCGCATTCAAGCTGTAGAGCGTGTTCCTGTTGCCAGGGTATTTGATAATAAGCATGTGAAGAACCTCCGAGTGATTGTTGAGTTACGTTTATGCATTTTCTTCTGGGCGCCAGAGACTTTCGAGCTCGCGTACTTGAGGATCTGATGCATACTGATTCTGTTCGATTCTGTCATAAGATGCCTGTTTGCTATGGCCTTCATTGGCGATCTTTTTGGATCCCTTTGAAGTTGTAGCTTCTTTAGAATCTCCTGCATCGACCTCTTCTTCAGTTGGCGCCACTTCATCTTCATCTGAATCTCCTGCAACAGCTGCATCAATTTCATCATCAGAAGGCATTGTAGCATCATCGCCTTCAGTTGATTCATCTTCATCAGCGCTTGCAGCTTTAGCTTCGTCGTCTGTTAACAGTGCTGCCAAGGGGTCATCTTCATCAGTAGTAGCTGGTGTCTTCTTGGCTTCTTTGTCTGTTACTTCATCAGTAGTGTCTGCAACAGCAGCAGTGTCTTCAGGCATAACTTCAGGAGCGGGTTTCTTCGCATCATCATCTGATACTTTCTTGCAGCCTTCATCTTCTGCGACCTTGCCTTCTGTTTCCATTTTCATCGGGTCGCCCTTAAGAGCTTTCGCATCATCGTCTGAACTGTCAGAGTCATCGTCATCAGCTTTCTTCGCCAATGAAGATTCAACACTTGCAGCGAGTTGTTCAGATTCGTCAGCAATTTCATCTTCTACATCAGCTTCTGGTGTCTTGCCTTCAGCTTCAAGTTCGTCTGCCTTCTTACGATGTTCAGCTGCGATCTTGCGATAGATTGCAGCAGCTTCCTTGCTTAGATCTTCTTCATCCTCATCTTCATCACTCTCAATGTCGTCAGCAAGTTCAGCAGCTTCTTTCGCAACTTCGAGTTCTGTCGCAGCTTCAGTTTCTTTTCCTGCCTTCTTGAATTCTTCAGACTTAGCAGTATGATCAGAAGCTATCTTCCGGTAAATAGCTGCAGCTGCTTCAATCTCAAAGTCTTCGTCTTCTTCTTCCTCAACATCATCTTCGTCGTCATCATCAGATGCTACCTTTTCATCGTCTATGAATTCTTCTTCTTCATCTTTGTCACCATCAACATCATCAGCATCCTTATCATCAGAAGCTGTCTTCTTACCCTGCGCGTCGACGCCCTTAGCCTCGTCTTTGACCTGATTCACTGCATCGTCAGGCTTCGTAGAATCGACCTTCGCAGCATCCATCTGTGCGTAGCACTTTTCAGCTTCGCAAGCAGCTTCTTTAGACAGAGTCTCGTACTTAGCAGCCTGTTTATCTTCATCATCAGCAAGATCTGTATTCTCTGCGAGCTCAGCATCTTCAGCAGCTTGTCTGTGCAGTCTTGCCATACGAGCATAACGTCGTCCAGCAGTAGCAGCTTCATCAGCAGAGTTGTAAAGAGGAGCTCCTGCAACTTTCTTTTCGAGCAGGCCGATTTCATCATTCGACATCGCAACGATCTTCATGACTTCTGCTTTAATAGCAGATTCATCGTTTGCAATCTTCTTCTGTTGGACCATCGTCTTAGCAATTGCAAGTCCACGACGTGCTTTTCTCTCAATTGTTGCTTCCTTTTCGAGCCGTGCAACCTTCTTCTTCAATGACTTATTTTCTTCAGTAATAGCCGAAGCTTCTTTGACAGAGATGCCTTTTGCATCTTGACCAAGAGCCTTCAAAGCCTTCGCCTGTTCTTCTCCCTTTGTATCAATAGCAGGTGCTGCATCAGGATCTGTCATCTGCTTCGCTTGTTTTGCATTGATAGTATTAACCAAGTTCTCAGCAAATGCCTTAGCTTCGATCGGCTTGAAAGTTTCAGTGCTAGCTTTGATGACCTTAGTTACACTACCGTTCTTGAGAAGCTGAATGCGAGTTCCTGAAACATGTACCTTTGCAGTCCACTTGTCCATCGCAATCCTCCTTAGTTGATCATGTATATCGGCATCTTTGGTGTCAAGCAAAGTTACTTTTACCTTCTAGCAACAATATCTAATCTAAAATTAAGACATCTGAAATTGTCAATGACACACATAAATAGCTGTATGTCGTGATCACCAACAATCATTGAATATGTCTTAATTGATTGAATCTAATGTAGCAGACTAGCTTATAGGGACCATCACCAATTTGTGGCATTTACATCGATGTGCAGATCATCATTATTCACAACAGCATCAAATTTGAAATTAGTGCTAGCAATTTTAGTTCTAATCTTAAATGACTTTGCATACTTCTTACCATTAGCAAGCGGTGATATGCAAGTTATGTCATGTTGTACATTGTCAATATGAGTCTCGAATTGATCAAGTACATTTGCGACTTTCTCATTCCATTCAGCTTTTTTAACTTGGTAATGTTTGCCATTCCATGTCGCATCAAATGAAGCAATTTTATCAGCACTGGCCCATTTGATTGCATCGCTCTTGCAATCTTTCTTTGGTAGAATTTCTTTTTGTCCCATCTTTTCGCCGTCAAGCCATCTAACTTCGACATCATCGTCAGTTACTTTTAAGATTTGAAATCTAGTATTAGTAGGTAAATAAGTACCTTTTCTTTGTATTGACAATTCTTCATCACTAACTTTTTTAGCTTTCTTAGTAATTTCTGGAGCACTCATTACATATTGTGCGACCATTTCTGAAGGAATGTTTCTAATCATACCGAATTTGTTAAAATATATCGCGCAAGTGTTTGCTTCACGACCGACAAGACGACCGACAGTGTTTTTACTTATGAAGTTAAAAATAGTCTTAGCGACTCTATCACGTGGCGGCACATTGTATTGGTCATTCAATATGACTAACGAGCCATAGTCGCTGCACTTTGCAACGTTTGCAGTTTTCTTTTTGCTCTTTCCAGCATCCACCACACTCTCAGCCTGCTGTTCATCAAAAGCTGGTAAAGTGTTATGAGGATCATTATAAGGAATATCACTATACCGACCTTCTTCATCAGGTGCATAGTCTTTTGAATTTTGTTCATCTGCTGCTCTTTCCATTGGATGGTTCTTATCTGTATCTACAGAAGCAAATTTTGACATAATATCAAATTTCGATACTTCATTTTGGAATTCTGAAGAGCTAATTTTCCTACATAGCATGTTAGATAGCATCTGCATTGAAACTTTATCAGCTGCGACTAATTTCCTAAAAACAGCCCCTGCAAATGCAGGATTTGCAACGATTGAGCAGTCATAGAATGTATTTTCAAAGCAAACTTCACATGCTTTTCTATACTGACCGTCAGCACATTTGACCATTTGATTCTTTTGATTCTTTACATGATTGCAATATTCTTTTTCATCATGTGCAACGTTTCCACAAATAGAACATATAGTGTATTTTGTCGTGCATCCCATTGAAACTGCATTCGCTAATCCTGTCTCAATGTTATGTACTAAATCAGAATGTCGTTTATCGACACAGAATAACAGATCTACAAGAATTGTGTCACCCATGTCACGAGCAATTGCGTCAAGCACTTTACCTTTTGCATGCTCAGGACTTTGATCGTGTTCAACATAGACGATGCCATTATCGACAAACGTTCGGTAGTCTTTAAGTAGTATGTCACGAGGCCAAGCATCACCGTTAGTGTTGATATATTTTTCAGTAGCTCTTGTAATATAATAGTCTGATTCTGGTTCCAGATCAACGGATGCCATAATTGTAGTATGTATATAGATGTATTTATTGATATCTATTTGGCATACTATTTTTTGTGCATTACCGGGTTCCATATTTTTGTTTATGACAATGCCTTCGGCTGTTGATGTCTTATTTACAACATCAGACCAGTCGCTAGCAGTCTTAATTCTATCGGATCCAGTTATAGCAAAAACTGCTCCATGTTTTGTGAACATGTGCTTGACTCCTGGTTAAATTTTCGAGCTATATTATGTATTTAGAAGATAAAGCCATTATTCGGCTTCGCCGACATCGTGCTTAAATTTCAACAGCGCTGCATATACATGCTTGCAAATTAAGTATTTAAGCTCTGGATCCCTTATAGCAGGGTCACTTAAATCTGAAAACTGTCTTTCACTATAGCCATGAAGAGCAGCATTGAAATCTGGTCCGTTCCATTTCCAGAATCTACATGTGCAACTGACAAATGTGTCTCTATCTTTAATCTTTCTTAATTTATCATACTGTACTTGCGTCAACTGCTGACGAAGTCTTGGTTGTATCTTTTTGAACTTAATCCTTACTGTGTAATCGCCGACATTATAAACCCATGTATTATTGCTAGATCTAACAAACAAAGGTCTATACTCTTTAGCTCTGCTTTTAACTTCAGCAGGCGCACGACTTATTAGTTCACGTATAGTCATTGCCTGTTTTATCATGTCATTGTACCTTTGATGTCTTCAAAGATCTCATTGACAATTTCTCTAAAAGCTTTTCGTACACCGTGTTCGTTTTGTGCGAATACTTCTCTCGATTTGCCAGCAACATTATCACTAGATGTATTTTGAGCAATTTTCCTATTAGCAGAAGATATGATCTCAATCTTTTGAACTAGTTTTGATGCTCTCTTATTGACATCATCACTAAATACCTCTTTTATTGCTTGTGATGACTTGAATATTGATTCCTTAGGATTTACTAATGAATGATACATTCCTGCATAAATTCTGTTTACTACTTTTGTAGCTAACTGTTGTAAACCATTGTCCTTTGTCTTGTTTATTAGCTTGTAGTAATTTCCAGCTATATCATTTTCAGCTGTTTTGACCAGCTTTCTTGTATATTCATCAACACCTTGTTTAGACAAAAGTTGTGACATCTGACCTTGACCATCATTAACAGCACTATTTTTCTCTTTCATTAGCGCAAGTTTTTCTTGTGATTGCAACGGTGTGTTTTCATCGTAAGTGTAACCTAATTCACTGACGCTAGTAATTGGAATGTCAACTGATTGTTCTTCGGCTTCTTCTTTTTCTATTGTTCCAAATCTTCGATTCAAAATTTGCGTCGCTTTTAAGATGTTTGGCATCTTCTTGCGTTTCAAATCTTCTCTTGGTGGTTTCAATTGCTCGCTATCAATGTTTGTTACTTCCAAATTATCTTTTGCTGTTTCAATATCACTGTTAGATTTGTTCACGTCACGATCATGTTGACGTTCTTCTCTAGTTTCAGCAACTTTTGGAATATCATGTTCTTCAATTATCATTTTTGGCTTAATACTTAATCCGCCATCATTAGTATATTCAATGTCAAAATCTTTTCCAAACTTAGTAATTGGTAATTTACTAGATGCAAACATTCCCATTCCGCCGCCGCCTTGATCTTCAAGTTCAAGTCCATAAGCTTCAGCATATACTTTTGCTACTGCAGGCCCTAATGATCGTCCGACTTCCATCATTATCGAACGTCTCAATTCATTGTAAACAGGGTCCATTACAGTATCTTCATTTTGCTTTAGTCTTTCAGCAATAGAATCAGAATTCAAACCAAAATACTCTAACCATGTGCCAATATCGACTTTTCCTTCAGTAACTGCTTGACCAAGCATCTGCTTGTGCTGTGTGTCGTCAGTCAAATTCAGTCTATTCCATCTGACCTTAGGATATAAGTAGATCTCTCTCTTTTCTTTCTTGACTGTTCCTGGTTCATATTCAACATAACCGCAATTTCGCGCAATTGGTAAGAATAAACTTTTCTCAATATATGATTCAAGTTGTTCTCTAAAAATTGCATACCGTTGATTTAGAATTTCTAGTACAGTTTGTCCAGCAGCAAAATTGCCTTCACCAAGTAGAACATTTTTGTTAATCATCAATCCAACAAGAAGATCTTCAGTTACCCATTCTCGTTCAGTCGCTAATTGCATTAACCCACTGCTAGTACCAACAAGTTCCCAATGTAGTTCATAGTTAGTTATGATTGCAGAATCAGGATTCATCATCGCATCTTCAACTTGTTCTCGTATTTCATTTACATCTGCTCTACTTGCATATTCTGCATGAATTAGATGTTTCGGCGTCAAATGTCTTGTGGCAATAGCATCTTGCGATTGTCGTAATCTATCTTTATAAACTAATGTCTTGAAATTGCGCTCAATAATTGATGTTCCCCAGTCGGCATAGTCTGCAATTTTTCTTGCCAAATGAGCTACATGTGAACCTTCATTAGGATCAGTAGATAGTGGAATTTCTTTACCACTAGTTACATATTCAACTACTTCGTCTGATAACGTTTGAAAGAGTTCACCTGTTTTTTTGTCGTCTGGTCCGGCATGAACTATATGTCGAAGTCTATCATCAGGAACTAGATATACTTTTATCGCATTTGTCAATGACAATTTCTCAATATGTGTGTAATCAGGATTAAGACATGTCAATCTTGCCCATCTAGTACCGTCACCATTCATTTGCGCCCATGGAAATACATTACCTAATTTGTAGTATTCAACACCTATCATTAGTAGTTTATTGAATAAGTCAATTCCCGTATTTCCAATCATGTCTACATAATGTTCAAGAATTCTATTAGCTTGCTTCTTATTAATCATTTTCGGCAAGTCAAGCCGAATTTTTGAAAGCGGCAATTCAGCATGCATGTCAACTGCTGTTGCAACTAATGCATCATATTTGTAGAAGTAATTGCACCAGCTGTTTATTTCCATCCTATCTTTTGGTAGTATTAACGATGATGGTTCAAAATCAGGATGATAAAATAATGGCACGCCTTGCTTGACATCAGCAGCAGCTGTCTTAGCAAAGTGATTTACAATCTTCATTGCCTTAGTATTGTGTTTTCTTAATGGTCCTTGATATGTTTCAGATTGTAAAGATGGTTGCGACTCTTTGATGGCACTATTTTTGACAATACGAGCAGGCCGACTGAGTGTAGGTTTTGAATCACTCGCAGTCCTTGTAGCTCGTACAAGTTTTATTCTTGGAATTTTATTCATCTGACGTCCTTACATTGTGTCGACAGTGCCATTTAGATCAACTATTTTGTTAAGACCAAGTTGGTCATTGAGCTTTTGCATTTCATTCAGTAACTTTTGTTGCATTTCATCTTTTTTGCTACTAACATCTTTCTTTATTTCTTTCAATTCCTTCATGACATCATTACCACCTTCATCATCTGCTTCTTCACCTTTATCAGCGCCTTCTTCATCTTTATCGGCACCAGCTTCAGGTTTAGCAGCATCTTCATCAGCTCCTTTATCTTCATCTTTAGCAGGAGTGCCCTTATCATCAGTACCTTCATCAGCTGCATCTTTTTTGCTATCATCTTTAGGTGCAGCACTACTTTCAAGTGCATTGAGTTCTTTCTCAATAGCACTTAACTCTTCTGGAGTTTTAGCATTTTCAATACGCTTTTCCAAATCTTTCAACTTGTCATCTTGCGCTGTCTTAGCAATTTCATGACTCTCTTTTGTGATTAATTCGTCGAGCCAATCTGGCGTTTGATTTTGACGCATTTTTCTTCTCCTCTACTAGTTTTTCAAGATTTTGTTGTACTATCAATCCATGTATTTGTATACCACAATCATTAATCAGTGATTGTAGTTCATACTTCAATTCATCAACGCATTGTACTAAGCTTGAAATATTGTTTTGCAATCTATTCTTACGATATGTTATCTCAACTGGTAATTCATTTGCAAATTTACTCATGCTCAACAATTGCTGCAAAAACGATTCTGCTGTTATAGGCACTTTACTTGCTAATTCACTTGCCTTACGCCTGCGTTCTTGATAGTCTTTAATTTTCTCATAATAATTCATTATCTATGTATTCCCATTCGTCTAGCAAGCATCAATCTATCCATAGACGACATTGCAGCAATAGATGAATATGACCGTCTACCACTCAAATTCACACCGGCTGCTTGAGCATGACTAGCAGCAGAAACAGAAATAGATGAGATACTAGCAGACGATTTTTCCATCTCATTTTCTAAAGCTATAGATACTGCGTTGGCCAATACGTCTGCTAAGTCGTCAGTTGTAACATCACCAGTTTTGGGCGCTTCTACAGTGAATTGCTTCTTACCAACACTTTTCTCTTGTAAATACACCAATTCTCTTATACCGTCTTCATTATGCAAAAGAGCCAGTCGCTTATCATATATTATAGACCGCAAATTCTTATAGATTTTCATATTATATTGACGCGAAAAGTGCGTCTTAATGGCATCAATACCTGCCTTTATGAACTTCTGTATTGATGCAGCAGATTCAAATTGGTCATACACTATCTTGTCAACTCTAAACCTCTTAGTCAAATCCATTACATAGTTGTCAATCAATTCAATATCTATAAAGTCATATTCAGAAAATTCAGGATCATTAATCGACCATTTTCTCCACTTATCTACTACTACTATTAATCTATTATGCTCATCACGTTCACAATGAACCATGGCTAACGAATAACCATTTGCTTGAACAGCTGGGTCGAGAGCTATATAATACCGCTGTCTTCCTATAGCACTTTCTGTTTCTTGTCTATAAATTGGTGCTTTCTTAGCTTCATTGTTCTCATCAACATAATCTGTATAACCTAAAACACTGACACATTCTTGAATCTTTTCAGGGAACTTAAAGAAGCCAGTAATAGTAGTTGAGAATTGTGCACCATATTCAGTCCAGAATGATTCAGTGTCTTTTTTATATCTATTCTTGAGAAAGTCATCATCGATCTTGGGATTCATTTCCCAAGTCGGCAACTGTAACATTCTCGTGTTTTTATCTTCAAATGATGTACAGTATAAATCGTAAAATACACCACTCTTAGTATATGGACTAGATATGCAAATTATTTTGCTATCTTTTCCAAAAGTAGCTCCAGACGGTGTTAAGCTTTCATAAATCTTCTTACCACCACGGTTACCTTCATTGTCAACAAAGTGTGCTAACTCATCAAATAATGCCACAATGACAGAACCACCGCGTGATCCTCTTGCAGAGCAAAGTAATGATTCAACTCGTATTGTAGACCGTTTCTTTAACGGTTTACCATATCGTTTCTCTTCATCATTCATCTTCTTGATATCATGCTTAGTCCTCAAATTTATTTCTGAATCATTAAAACTTGCTATATACGGTAAGAACCATTCAGAATTGAATATCCTATTCTGAATCTGCGTGGCAAGTTCAAGAGCTTGATCACCACTAGAAGCTATATTTACGATTTTGATAACTTCATCTTCAGCCATCGAATAATAAGCTTGTGGATTGTCCTTAATAATCAATTTGTAAGACTCATATGCAGAAATAATTGATGCTAGAAATGTTTTGCCACCTCTTCGACCGCAAGCTAAAACTAATTCTCCGGCAGCACAAGCTAATATATCATCAATTGATGTTAGATTGCATCTTCTTTGATTCATCAAGTATAATACATATTCTTTTTCAGTCAAAAACTTAACATTGCTAGTCTGTGGAAATGATTTTAGTCTTATACATTTATCTTGATCATCTAATTGAAGTCCATAAAATACTTTCAATATGAACTGTTGTGGCGGTTGTAGCGTTTTAATATTTAAGTAATATGGTGACTTAACAAATGTTAGAATATCAACTAATTCATCTTCCTTGATCATCGTCGTGATGAAATCATTAAAGATGTTTTCAAATGACGAAGCAGTATTCGATTCTTTAGATTCAATTTGCGTTAATTTTGATTTTATTGTCGCCATGTTAGTTCAAATACTGTTTTGCTGCATCTCTATGTAAGCAATCTTTACCACAATTGCAAACAATCTGACTCGCAAACTTTTTCACTAAAAATTTATCATCAAATAGTACTGAATCTTTTGATATTTTCACTATTTTATCTGGCACATATGCAATTTTTATGTGTTTGTTATATGACTTGATAATTCTAAAAATTGATGAAGACTGTCGCAATCGTTGTATATCTTTATTTTGCCGCAATCTAGCTTCTGCTCTGTCTATTTCTCTACTGACTGTTGATCGCGGCATGCCCATTATTTCAGAAATTTGTCTAGGATTCAATTCTTCACCCTCAAAATACCCTTCAGGCAATTCATTCTGTGGCATAAGACCAAACTTTAACTTCAAAACTTTTTCTTTTGTAGCATCGCCCATAGATTCTATACTATGTAAGACAACACTTTTCATTTCTTTTTCTGTTTGCTCTTCTTCAGGAGTCAATAAAGTATCTCCGGCACCAGGTCTAACTTTTGATGGACCTAATACTTCATGAATGTCTCTGCTACTACCGCCTTCATCAACTCGTTCTTCTAGGCTTACAACACCGCTTTGTAGTAATGCACCAATTTCAGTTGCATCTGTAGTGATTTGTTTCTCTATATTTTTCTTATCTCTGTTTATGTCTCTAGCCATTTCATCATAATCATACGGCATTTCACCATACTTCTGTTGATATTCGTGCAAATATCTTTGTATGGCTCTGAGTTTTTGTCGTTCTTTTGGATCCATTGAAACAGGCGTTCTAAAAATCTCACGTACTTTTCCTCTTAACTGATTCTCTATTGAAGTTTTGAAATAACTAATTAGTCCTGGATTATTAGCGTCAGCAATGTTAAGCAATTTTACAAATATTTGTGCAGCCTGCTGCTTAATGTCTTCTCTATCTGCTGTTGTAGTATTGTGCCATCGTTCACCAATAACTGTTTTCATTGTTTTTGATATCATTGGCAAGAAATTGCTGTATAATCGTTCAAATGCCTGTCGATTTTTTCTATTTGCATCTTTTAACTGTGCTTGTTCAGCTGCCGTCAATGTCGACTTGTTAGTCAATGTCTTAGCCGTATTAGCTGATGTCTGAAAATCTTTCACTTCAGACTGAATTTGCACTGGTGACAATTCAAAACCTGTTGTAGTTTTCTTAGGTGCATATCTTGCTTGCTCTTCAGGCGGCAATGATCTAATCTTAACACGAGTCTGCTTACCACCTGGAGTAGTATGTATCACATATTGGTCACGCCAATCAGTCGCGCACTTGACCATTCTACTTCGTAAGATACTTTCAAGCTTAGATGAAATCACAACTTTGAACATATTTTATCCTTTCAGAACATGATCTAGCTCTTGTTTCCTTGTCACTCCCGCTTCAGCTTTTGCTTTACTAATTGCGCTATAAGCTTCATTCTGTCTATTTAGTAACCCTGAGATTCGTTGCTGGTTTTTCTGATTCAATTCTTGTTGTGAAATTGATCCAAATTGTTCTTTATTACGCTTGTTCTTACGTTCTTCAATTGCTGTCCACCGTTTTTCTGCATCTGCACCAATTATAGTATCTATAGAAGCATTAGTACTTCCTTTTACAACGACAGCTGCTGCAGACATTAACTTCTCAGACTCAGATCCACATACTGGACAGTTAGCTTTAACATCATCAACTTTTCTCATGTCATCAAATTCAAGACCACAGCTCTTACACACGAATTCATAGATTGGCATGATGCATCTCCTTCATTTGGTTTAATTTGTACGCTTGATGCCGACGATTTTATAATAAAAATCATCCAGCTCTTTGCGCAATGAATCTTTCTCTTTTTGTTGTTCTTGAAACCACCGAATTGCACGTGAATAAACATCAAAACACAGGTCTAGAAATTTAGGCCTTAACTGTAAAGCAGACATTTTTATTTCATCTCTAGTAATTAGCATCTTATTACTAATGTACCAGATGTCCATAAACTCACTCGCTATCTGATACATATAATCAAATTTTTCATTAACAAACACTTTAAATTCAGTATCAGTTAAATCTTCAAAATTCTCTTCATAAATAGATCGTTTTATAAAACTCTTTACATCCTCTCGCAACATTGATTCGACCAACCTATGGTAAGTAATATAATCTTCATGTGCTGTAATTGATGTCGAATCTTTAATCTTACTTCTAAGTAACATCGAATAATTATCTAACAACATCGACTTGACTGTCGTCATCTTCTCTTCAACATATGACATTTGTTTCTCTACACGATCAATGTGGTCAATATAGCACAACTTTGTCACAATCTCTGTCGTCTTTGAAACTATATGACAAAAATCAACATTATGTATACATGTAGCATGTGCAGGTAACTTTTCATCATCTTCATCGTCTAATCTTTTCCTAAATGAAATACTATTCGACCCTATTTTGATTGTCGGCTTAGTCACAAGTATAATTATCATCAATACAATAGCAATAACTAACACCATAGCTGTAACTTGTATCGGTCCAAGATGAGCAAAAAATCCCCACATTGTTGTTATATTAGTAACTGTAGTGTCCATCGTTTACCTCCTTAAACATAAATTCTCAACTTCGTGCGACCCTTGTATCTAACCTGAAAGCAATCAGTGCAAACTATCTCACCGTACGTGACTTCAATTATTTCTTTTGATTTCTTGTCAACTAACTCTATTACAATACGAATCATGGCATCTTTAATCTCATTGCAGTCCGGACATCTGAGACCCGTCTTTGAATACATAAGACTTCATCTCCTTTAATATAGCGCATATTAAATATGCACAAAATATCAAAAGATGTGAACGGCAATCAGATTACGGTAATGTTGTTAAAACGAAGAGAAGTAATTGTTTTGTAGCAGTCCGGCGAAGTTCTTCTGGTAGCAGAGTATCTGAAACAAACCCTACATCAGTCTTCATCTTTTTTAGACTTTTTATGATGTTTGCTCTTATATTCAATTGGCGAGCCATCCATAGAGAACATTCTATGACACTTAGGAAATTTCGAACACCCACCGAATTCTTTGCCTGACTTGTGCCCAGTCCTAATTATGATTGGCGATCCACACTTGTCACACTTTACACCCTCAAGATATCGCTTCTCTTTTACTTCTTTGACGATTGGCTCGCCTTCAGGCCCGATCTTGAATGTCGCTGTGCATTGATTTTCTTTGTCACGAAATCCATCGCAACCATAAAATGATCCAAACCTACTAAATCTTTTCACCAACTTAAACTTGTTACACGTAGGACATGTAATATCAGTTGTACCTTGATTTTTCACACCCTTAGATTCTTTAGCCACATCTAACCGCTTCTTAAGTTCTGTATAAAATCCATCAACTACATTATACCAAACCTTTGTAGCATCGGCAACGTCATCAAGCTGATCTTCAATACGTGCTGTAAAATTCATGTTCATCAATTCAGGAAACGCACTCACTAAATACTCACCAACTTTCTTTCCCAATTCAGTCGGCACAAATGCTTTGCCCTTTTTCTCCACATATTGTCTCTTCAGCAAAGTGTCAATAATAGTCGCATACGTTGACGGCCGACCAATACCCTCTTCTTCAAGCTTCTTAACTACAGACGCTGTATTATACATTGCTGGTGGCTTTGTAAAATGCTGTTCACCCTTCGAATCTTTCAATACTACATTCTCATTTTCAACTAAACTTGGTAATGATTCCTCTTTAGCAGTCGAATATGGCCAACACTTCAAAAATCCATCAAATACTAAGACTTGTCCATTTGCAACAAACATGTGTTTGTTATCACTTGAAGTAATCTCAATCTTAGTGACATCAAATATTGCGTCTGTCATTTGGCAAGAGACAAATTTGTAGTAGATTGCTTCATACAATCTATATTCATCTTCTTCAAGACTTTTCTTTGCTTCACTCAGAGAGATTTCCAAATGAGTTGGTCGTATGCCTTCGTGTGCTTCTTGTGCATTTTTGTTCTTTGACTTGTAGATGATTGGTTGATCAGGCAAATACTTGCTACCAAAAGAAGTCTTGATGAAGTCTCTTAGACCTGTCATAGCTTCAGTACTAACTACGACAGTATCTGTTCTATGATATGTTATCAATCCCATTCGTTCATGATTGCCAATCGCAAACCCTTCGTAAAGTGACTGAGCGACTTTCATCGTCTTTTTACCGTCCCAACTGAAGGTCGAAGAACAGAATTGCTGTAATGATGAAGTATTGAATACTGGTTGTGGCGATCTGTTCTTTCTAGATTTGGAGATTGACTTCACAGACCAAGTCTTGATCTTGCCTATAGAATCCAGTATACTTGAAACTTGACCTTCTGAGATTAACTTCTCGTCACTCTTATACGTAGATTTGAATTCTTCGTTTTTACTCGTAGAAAACAATCCAGTAATATCCCAATACTCTTCGGGTTTGAATGCATCGATTTCTTTTTGGCGCTCTACAATAAGCATGAGACCAATAGATTGTACTCGACCAGCTGATGTACCATTACAAACTTTTCTCCACAATATCGGTGACACTTTGAATCCTACAAGCATATCTAGCACAGACCGCGCTTTCTGTGCATTCACTAAGTCCATGTTAATTCTTCGAGGATTTCTTACAGCATTCAATATTGCAGTCTTTGTTATCTCCTGAAATGCCGCTCTTTTCACATTCAAATCTTTAAGAACAAATTTTGCTACAGAAAATGCAATATTTTCTCCTTCACGGTCTTCATCACTACAAATAATGACGTCGTCACAAGTTGCCGCAGCTGTTTTGAGATCTTTAATTACATCTTTCTTCTTTGTAATAGCCACATATCTTGGTTCGAAATTGTTTTCAATGTCAATGGCATCATCTTTGGGATCAATGTGGTACAGATGCCCAATCGTAGCTTTTATCAAATAATTCGCACCCAATATACCTTGAATAGTCTTGATTTTACCAGGTGACTCTACAATAATTAATGTCTTCATTATTTCTCCTAATGACATCCAACAAAAAATGTGCCATCTTCAACTTCAATCTGAACTGGTTCTCGCATACTATCAGTTGCTTCTATCCAAAAAGGTTTCGGATTATCTGAAACTGCAAGCGCTTTTGGAATAAATACAACCCAATCTTCATCATCACCCTGAGACGTCAATTCTTTGATATCAGACGGCGCTTGCCTAAATGGCCACACTGATATATGATCTTTACTCTTTTTCGTCATCATCTACTTCTTTTGAATTATCTTCTTCACCATCATCATTTGCAAACTCACTATCATCATCCTTATCCTCAATAACTTCATTCGCATCAGTTTCAGCATCTTGTACTTTATCAAACTTGACATCTTCATCTACAATTCCAAGAAATGCAACAGCTGCTACACAGTCATTACTTTGCACATTCTGAATGCGACTACCTTGAGTATTACGACCAAGTTTTCTAATCTGCTTTGACCGTAACCGAATCAAAATTCCCTTGGCCGTTATAATAATGAACTGTTCCTTCTCATCCTTTGCAATTCCAGCAGATACTATTTTGCCAGTAGTACTACTGATGTCCATACAAATAACTCCACGTCCACCTCTCTTCTGGATACGAAATTTCCTCAATATTGTCTTCTTTGAATAACCCTTTTCAGTCACTATCATTATGAACTGTTCTTCATGCTTAGCACTCTCAAACACATTCATTGAAATGATGTAGTTGTTCTCTTGCAGTCTTATTGACCGAACACCTGAACTACTCTTTCCAGATGTACGAATAGCTTTTTCTTCAAACCGTATTGATATACCATCCCTTGTAACCATCAAAACATTCATGTCTTGCTTATCAATGAATGCAACATCAACCAACAAATCACCTTCATCGAGTCCCATCACTCTAGTACCTGATGATCTTGGTCGACGCAATTTCTCAGACTTCAACTTCTTAATCTGACCCTTTTTACTAACCATCAAAAACGCTTTACCATCAAGATTAGTAATAGGTATCACTCTTACAACTTTCTCACCCTCATTCATTCCAATCACATTTAGAATTGAACTACCCGAAGCTGTCCGACCCAATGACGGTATGTCATAGACATTCATCTTGTAACAATTGCCATTGTTTGTAAAGACTAACGTAGCATCTCTAGTCGATAGTTGGAACATGCTTTCAACATAATCTCCGTCTTTAACATCGCAACCTATTAGTCCTTTACCTTTGATGTTTTGAGTCCTATACTCAGTAATCGGAGTACGTTTTACGAAACCATTATGGGTAACTGTCACTATCACTTCATCGTCTTGAACCTCTTCAATCTCCTTAATCTCAACATTTCCATCACCGCCATCTTCAGGCCTCGTCTTGATAATCTTTGTGCGACGTTCATCACCATATTTAGTTCTAATGTCAATGAGTTCATTCTTTATCGTCTGTAACACAAGGTCTTCAGAATCTAATAGTTGTCGCAATTGATTGATCTTTGCAACCAACTCATTACGTTCAGTAGTAATCTGATCACGTTCAAATTGAGCAAGACGTTGAACTCTCAATTCAAGAATAGCCTTGATTTGTTCATCAGTCAGTTTGTACTTACGAAGTCGCTTGTAAGTTTCTTCATTTGATTTTGAAGTCTTGACATCTTGAATCACCGTGTCGAGATTATCAAATGCAATCAAAAATCCTTGTAGTATATGATCTCGTTTTTCTGCACTCCTAAGATCAAATTCTGCTCGTCTAATAACAACACTCTTACGATGATCCACAAAATGCCAAAACACTTCCTTCAGCCCGACTAACTTAGGACTATTGTTAATCAATGCTCTCATCAATATAGAGTGTTTTGACTGCATTTCAGTTCTACGATATAGTGTGTTCAAAACCATCTTGGCTTTGACACCCTTACGCAACTCAATAACTATCCTCGTTCCAGTCTTATCAGATTCATCTCGAATGTCTGTAATACCTTCAATACCTTCAAGCTTTTTCTCCTTATCTTGATACAACTCAGCAATTCGAGCAATCAACTTCGACCTATCTACATGATATGGTAATTCTGTAACTATGATTCGTTGTCTCTTGTTAGTCTCTTCGATTTCTGCTTTTGCTCGAAGAATTACTGATCCACGACCAGTTTCATATATAGTTTTGACATTTGAATCGAACATATATGCTGCTGACGGAAAATCAGGTCCTTTAATAAACTTTGTCAATTCAGCAACAGTAATGTCTTCATTATCAATAAAAGCAAGTAATGCATTGACTACTTCTGTCAAATTGTGCGGTGGTGCAGAAGTAGCCATACCAACAGCAATGCCAATAGAACCATTCAGCAAAAACAATGGAAGTCTCGTAGGCAATACTTTGGGCTCTTGTAATGTGCCATCAAAATTAGGTTTGAAGTCAACAGTCTCTTTGTCAAGATCAGCTACAACCTCTTGCGTAATTTCAGCCATCTTCATTTCTGTATATCGCATTGCAGCTGGCGGATCTTCTAATGATCCAAAATTACCTTGACCAATTATTAACGGATATCTAGTTGTAAACGGTTGCGCGATTCGGACGGCAGTGCCATATATTGCCCCGTCGCCATGAGGATGAAGTCTGCCCATAACGTCGCCAACAACTCTTGCAGATTTCCTTGTCGGCTTGTTATGCATAAGACCCATTTCATTCATGCTGAATAGTATACGTCGTGCAACAGGCTTTAGCCCGTCACGAATATCTGGCAATGATCGATCTTTGATGACACTCAAAGCATAAGCCAAATACATCTTAGGCAATACTTCATGTGACTTCACATCAAACTGACCAATTTCTTGATCAATATTCACTTGCTCTTCTTGATCTTCTTCTCGATCTTCAATCTCATCAGCCATCTTTCACTCCTTATGCGTCAATTGCATCTTCATCTATCATCAATGCGTTCTGTACAATGTACTCTCTTCGACTATCAACATCATTGCCCATCAATATAGTGAATATTCGATCTGTTTCGGCTTCATCTGTAACTATGACCTTAGCCAACCTTCGTGTTGCAGGATTCATTGTGGTTTCACCAAGCTGTTCAGGATTCATTTCTCCCAAACCTTTGAATCGAGTAATCACTGCCTTATCAGGATTCTTCACTGACTTTTTCCAAGCAGCTAACGCTTCGTCATCTGCCAAGTAAAAATCATTCATACCATACTTGACTTTATACAATGGAGGTTGAGCTATATAGACATGACCTTCTGTTAACAATGGTTTCATAAACCTGAAAAACACTGTCAACAATAATGACGAAATGTGAGCGCCATCGACATCAGCGTCGCAATTAATGATAATCTTACCATATCGAAGCTTTGAAATGTCGCCCGTTTGGATATTTATACCAATTGCTGCAATCAGTGCTTTTACTTCTTTATTCTCGAGTATCTCAGACAACTCGCTCTTTTCGACGTTCAAAATTTTACCCTTTAATGGTAAAACTGCTTGAAAAATTCTGTTACGTCCCATCTTAGCAGAACCGGCTGCAGAATCACCTTCTACCACGAAGACTTCGCAAATATCGACATTCTTGCTTGAGCAATCGGCCAACTTGCCAGGCAAGATTGATGATGACAAAACATTCTTTCTCCGAACTGCATCACGAGCTTTCCTAGCTTCTTCCCTTGCTATACAAGCTTGCGAAACCTTACTGGCAATTAGCATCGCGATATCATCATTGCTTGAAAAATACGATGTAATTGCGTCAAGTACCTGATTATAAACAATTTCCTTGATTTCAGGATTACCCAATGTAGATTTTGTCTGACCTTCAAACTCAGGATTTGGTAACTTAACTGAGATTATCGAAGCCAAACCTTCCAATACATCACGAGGAGTCGGTCGAATATCTAGTCCCTTGAACAACTTCTTCTTCTCAGAATACTTGACGATGGCTTCAAGCAAAGCTGATTTGAACCCAGATAGATGTGATCCACCATCCCTAGTATTTACATTATTAGCAAAAGAATAGATGATGTCAGAGTAACCATTATTGTATTGAAATGCAATTTCTATCCTGACATCATAATTACCTACTGTCTCATTCTTGACCTTGACACTTTCATCAAGATGAATAATTGGTCCAAGAGATTCTTTACCTTTATTCAAATCTTCAATAAAAGCCACTATTCCGCCGTCAGAATAGAATTCAGCTCTTTCTTCTGTTCGTTCATCAACAACTTCGATTTTCACACCTTTATTCAAATAGGCTAATTCTTTTAACCGATCATGTAAGATCTTGTATTGAAAGTCTATTGTTTGGAAAATTGTGTGATCAGGTTTGAACTTGACTGTAGTGCCTGTTTTGTCAGTAGCAGCGCCTTTGCCAAAGGGAGAAACAGCCAATCCCTTTTTGTAAGATTGTTGCCAAGAGAAACCTTCACGACAGATAGTCAAGTCTAGATGATCAGATAGAAAATTGACAGCAGAAACTCCAATACCATGTAGACCTGAAGATGTTTTGTAAGAAGTACTATTGAATTTGCCGCCAGAGCGTAGAGATGTCATCACCATTTCAGCTGCTGACTTGCCTGTCTCTTTTTTGATGCCCACCGGAATGCCACGACCATTGTCACTTTCGGTAACGAATCCATCTTTATGGATAATACAGGTAATAGTATCTCCATAACCATTAGTGATTTCATCGATGCTATTGTCTACGACTTCATATACTAGATGATGTAAACCAAATAAGCCAGTATCACCCACATACATTGATGGTCGTAGTCTTACGTGTGACCTATCATCTAGTTGTTGAATTGAATGTTCGTCGTACTTATCTTTTTCTTTGGCCATCTTTGATTTCTCTCCATTTCCTATAAGCTTCGTCTAAATTCTTAGCAGTTATTTCTTCATGAATTGTGTATTGCATCGGTCCCAGTATTTTGTAACAATGAGGACATCGAGGACCCAAGTTCCAAATACGATCTCTACGAATTGTCTTTCCACTTGCACAGTCGCAATTCGTATAGACAACGACAAACTTCATGATACCATAATCAGGCAGACTAACATAGAAAACATCAAAAACCTATCCTCAGTCTTAGTATTCAAATAACCAATAGATCTTATCATTTACCATTACAATCCTAGAATTTATATCAAACGACAAAGCAATAGCTGTAGACAATTTTTACTTTGACAATTAGAGATCACCTAATGATGTAACAGGTTTGTTGTGATCTTTGGCTTTTTGAGCTTTTCGAGCACTCTTTTTTGTCATTGAGTCTTTGAATCTTGCGTCAGCTGATGGCCACCCGCCACCCTTAAATACTACGCCTGCGCCGCCAGTAATAATTCGTTGCATCGTCTTTGTGCACTTCTTACAAACTATTACAGGATTTTCATTCATCCCATGCATTTCTTCTTGTATATTCCCACATTCGCATCGATAGTCGTAAATCATGTTCCTCCTTTAATAATTTGAAATAGTTCTCAGCAGTCTTTCTCTATTCTTCAAAAAGATTTTGAATTCTGTTTGTCTAACTTCATTACTAGTTTTTGAAGCCTGTAAAACATCAATCAAATCATCTACTGATTCTGGTGCTTGAGTCTCTCCAATATTAATCAAACTATCTATTCCTTCACTTGTATTAAGATACTCAACTATTCTTTCAAGTGCCTGAAAACTCTTTTTTGTCAATTGTATTTTTTCACCATTACAAGTAGATTTTTTCCGAGTATAAATAACCATTGTGATCCGCCGCCCTTACCCTTACAAATCTTTTTGTATAGATCAGATCTAATTTTTGACCAAAATCTATCTCTAAGTAATGATGGCACTTCACTATCCTCTTCATCAAATTCATGCGCATACGTCCAAGAGTAATCATTCATTATTGCAGATCTTATACCACTCAGTTAGTTTACTTTTAGTAATGTCAAAATCATCTGTTCTAAACTTATCAGATTCTTCACCGCTTTTATACAGACTACCCATCATGTTTATCTTAATTGCATTCCATGAAACAACAGCACTTGCAAATCGACCTAGTATGTAAATAGGTGCTGCTTGAACTTTCAATAACTTAATTGCTTCATCAATCGATTGCTCATTAGATATTAGCCAACCGAACCTGATTATACCATTATTAGTGACATAGTTAATGTATTTAACTGAAAACTTAGCCTTTAACATTTGATTTGTCTCATCAAATGATGCTGGCAATGGAATTGTCTTGATTTTTTTGCGTCTTGATTTCTTCATTATACAACTCAAATAGTAATATATACTTTTTTGGTACAGTTATTTTATGCCCATGAATGTCAGTCACTGTAATGAACTTGCTAAAATGAAATGTGCTAGTGAATTGCCATTTGCAACGACTGAACTGTTTGTCGTCAACAATTATTGCAAACCCATTAATCAATTGAATTACGTGAGACATTTTTTAATGCTATTTGCAACACGATTTATGTAATCTTGTCTTTCAGATTCTGGCATATATGAGTAAATATAACTTGGATGATGTGAATAAACTATAGGCACGTTTAACTTGAATCTTTTTACAGCATTTTTAGCAACAGTTCCAAAAGTAATAATTACTTTCATCCTTTGCACTAGATTAATGCGCATCAATAGAAACGGTAAACAACTAACAACTTCATCAACTTGCGGTTTACGATAATTCGGTGGACTACAACATACTACATTGAAATGTTGTATATCTTGCCAAGTCAAGTTTGCTTTACTATAAATTTCAAATAGTCTAGAGCCAATTAAAGAAACATTTTGTATTCTGTCGTCGTATATCTTGTGAAAATCTTCAAGTTTGTCAATTAGTTGTTCGCCCTTGTGAGGTTTGTATACTCCCGGTGCTTCACATATAGAACAAACTCTAGCATTAGCGTAGTGTACGACATTAAATCCAAGAACAGGACAGTTATGAACTTTGTTTTGTCTTAGTTCAAATAGTTCTGGACACTTACTGCAATTGAATATTTGTTGTTCAACGTCATTAACTTTTTGTTGCAGTAAAGAAAATTTCATAGAAATATTGGATCACTAATAGGTCTATAATTGTTTAGATGAACATTGATATGATCAAATCTGTCACAATATTGACACATTTCATATTTCTTATCACAGTTAAGAAATTGATCAACAACTGTTTTATATCGATCACTAGAGTAAATTTCAGCTAAAGTGTTTTCATTAACATTGCCAATCACGAACTTTGTTTGTTGTTTGTCCATTGAAAACACTGGTTCATACGCATAGCAGCACGGAAACACATTACCGTCAGAAGCGATTAATGCAAATATTTTAGGAATGAAACAAGAATGATAATCACTAACTTCTGTATCACCGATGTGAGAAAAGATATTATCATAATTATAAACGTAATATGCTTTTGATCTATGATGCAACTTACTAACTTGTTTGAAAATTGTTTGACAGTCATCTGACTGTCGTCGTTGTTCACTACTTTCAAGCTTTCTAAGTCTAGCAATTATTTCCCTTGATAACCAAAAAAATATTTCAACATCAACATCATTGTTATCTAAAAAATCTACTAATCCGTCTACAAAGTTGTGCTTATTGTAATCGTGAATGGTAACATTAAGTCTTGTTTTACATTTTGTTTGCTCATTCTCTTTCAACAATGTCAATAGATTTTTTTTCCATTGATCAAACATGTCTACACCGCGAGTTTCAGTGTAGTTTTCTGATGTAAACCCGTCAGTTGAAAATCTTATCCAACTACAATCTCTAGACAATGATGCCCAATCTAAATTAGCATGTCCCAATCCTGATGTTATTATGCCAATGTTTAATCCATACTCTTGCTTTATATGATGAACTATTTGTTCAACTTCAGGATGAAGTAAGGGTTCACCACCTGAAAGAACTATTGATTGTAATGAATCGAATTCTTCCAAGTACGGTAGAACGTTCTTATCCAATATTTCACGACTAAGTTTTGTTTTAACTGGCCATTTCCAGTGTTCACAACCTTTACACTTACAAACACAAAAGTCAGTAAGATCAAGTTGCAATGTTAATAAACATGAGTTAGTAGACTGTGTAATTCTATCAGCGTGCTTTCTTAATTTTTCTTCAACAGACAAACTCATGATAATCCTTTTATGAAATCTAATGATTTACTTACTACCTGTGATTTATTGAATTTACTTGTATCAATCACAATTGACGGAATTAATGTAGCGTAAAGTGCCTTACTAAACATTACTGTTAACACATCATAATCGTCTTTACTATAGATACTATTTTTTTCTTGCAATCTCTTACACATAGTATCATAATCACATGTCAAGAGTATCATCTTAACATTACATTTAGATAATGCAGTATCAATCATTCTAAAATTTCTGAACGCCTCTATCTCATTTGTATGACGAATACTAGTACTATAAGCGTACTCAGACACATGCAGTCTATCAAACAATACATCATCATGTGACATCTCTTTTGCAAACCACGTAATCGAACAATTTACACCAAATGAAAAATCTGAGATCTGTGTGTTTCTTGAATTGACTAATTCGGGAAATAACCGTCTACATGAAAATACTTTGAATTGACTTCTCAATGATTCAACTAACGTAGTCTTACCAGTGTTGTGAATTCCCTCGATTATCAAGAACACTTTTACATCTCTTTATTTAGTTTAGATGTGAATATTTAGTTAGATGCAAATGATTGTCTTTAATAAATTTTTCTAATTTTTTATTTGCTTTAGTAATTTTTTCTGTTCTACCTATTCTTAATTTTGCTTCTTCCGTGTGATGACCGCCACTAGTCCATGTTGCTCGCGTTTTTGGGTCTCGAAGCTTTTGCGATTCACTCATTTTTCTTTTAGTTTCGTCAGAGTGATGACTACCAAATATTGGACAATCTTTTCCAAATTTACCTTTTCTAGCATGATTTTTGCTTATATTTTTTCGATGTTCATCTGGCAGCTTTCTTCCTTTTAAAGTTTTACTTATTTTTGCTCTCCATTCTTCAGAAAGCTTTCTACCTTTTCTAGATTTACCTGAACATTTAAACCAACCATACCCACCAGGTGTTCCATTTGTTAAATTACAACCAATACTTTTATAAAAAGCTATCCATTCACTTTCTTTTTGTTCCCAATTACGTTCATCACATATTTCTAAAATTTGTTGTATTGGTAATAACGACTGTCTCAATAATGACTTTAACCAATGAGTTTTATGTGTTTGTATTCGTCTATTAAGACTTCTAGCAGATAAATGCGAATAATACCGTTTATAAGGATTTATTGTTTTTCCAATATAACGTACTTCAAAAGTTGAAGGGTCACATAGTGCATAAATGAAAACATTCATTTTTTAATCTTATACTTATTAAATCAAACATTTACCTTTAATAATTAAGAACATTTATGTCTACGCTACTAAATCAATCTCTATGAAAATCTACAATATCAAAGGCATCAGTTGCAAAGTTTAGATCTGCATCATATTGCAAAACAGATTGATTTTTATTGTTGTATGTCAATAATTTTGCATGCACAGATTCTTTTAGGCGCATGATTGTAGTTACGATTTCATTAGAATCACCAACATTCTCAAATAATGAATTCACTTTGATTAATTGTAAACCGTCATTAATCACCCATATATCTACGAAGATTTTGACCAACTATAGCTTGATTGTCAAATACTGTAAATGCAGCAGGTGATTCAAGAGTCCTTGTTTGCTGAAAATATCATCATGTTCACAAAAAAAGGCCATGAACAATGTCACGGCTTTAATAGGCTACGCTACTAAATCAATTTCCATTAAATCAACAACATCAAAAGAATCAGTCGCAATACCAGTACCATTATCTTTGAACACTTCTTCAACAAAATTCAAATTAGTATCATATCGTAAAATTGATTGATCATGATTACTATACAATAGTATCTTAGCATTAAGCGATTCTTTCAAACATGTCGTAACTGTTGCAATAAGATTAGACACACCAAGACTCTCAAATGACGAATTTGCTTTTACTAATTGTAATCCTGAATTCAAATAAAGATATCCATTAGAATGCTTAATCATACCCATATATCTATTAGGTTCTTGACCAGTGATTGACTGATTAACGAATGATGAAAATGTTATTGGCGATTCTACAGTCTTGTAAATATCGTTACCTAATCCGCATACGAGAAATTCACCACTTGCAAAACCTCTACACATAGCAGTCGGCATTAGACCATCAGTCATCTTACCTAAAAATCCACTAATTTTCTTACTAGTGAAACCATTATTGTCAAATCCAAGCCGTTCAAGCTTCATATTCCAGAGAGACTCTGTCACTCTCAAGACATATAAATCCGTAGTAATACTATCATAATAAATCAAAAATGGTTGATCATTCATTGTCAGTGAAGTGTTATATTCATAGATAAAGTTTAATGTCTTGTCGAATCTAATGACTCTACTATTTTTGTAATCACAAAGAAATATATTACTTCCATCTGTCGTAACACTTGATGGAAAATTCAATCTGCCTGCTTCACCGTAAATACCATAAAATTCACCGTCAAAGACTGCAGGCGCCACATTTGAATCTAATCTCTTGATAATATGTCTGTTAATTCCCTGTACTAAATACAATCGATAATTACTAACATCAAAAAAGAATGCACCAATTCCAGCAGCTGTTGATCTTAAATTTCCAAATAAATCATATTCATAACCTGAAAAGCTGCCTGTTGCAGATATGACTATTGGTGATGATGTGCCTTGACTTAATATTGAATATTTCCATGAATCTTTTACTGCATTCCATAAGGGCCACGTTGGTGGAATCCAATTAAACTGACAACTTACTATACTACTTACAGAACTCCATGCTGACATTGGTCTATTGAGTACTGAGTTCCTAAATTCGTTACCTCTATTAATATTCGAGTCTACTATCAATATACTGTCTCTTAAATTGAGACCGTTCAAAACAGTTGACGGAGTAGACAAATCGACATCAATTGAATCACATCTAACAATGCAGCCTTTGAAATAAGTATTAACAGCATTACCAAGTGTGCTGCTTATTATTATTTGATTACTAACGATAAAATGTGTATCATAAAAACTGTAATTTCTAACAGCTCCTGCACCCTGAATTACTATACCATTAACTGATACTATTCCGCCAGTCATTGACCAAGAATTTGAATATTGTGCAGTCGTACCAGTAATTGTTAAGACATTCATTCTCCATGATCCAAAAGCGCTTAAACTCCATGGCAGCAATATCTTATCAGCTAAGTATAGAATTCTAGTTGGATCGTCCTTCATTCCTCGACAATAATAAGTCCCTGCTGGACCGTTTACAAAATCAAGCCAACCCATAGGATTACTTAGATCATTAGGCAAATATGGTAGATGATCAACTTCGAAGTTCACATAATATGACATTTCATGCTACTTTCCAAATTACATGACCAAGACCAGTGCCATTATTCCAGTTCGAGTAATCGAACCATGGTGGTTCTGACGGACCATAATGATACATAGTGCCAATTTCAGTATCATTCAATAAATCTGAAAATATGTAAGCGTCTGAGTAAGTACCTCGTACTCTATTACTGCCAACATCTTTGCCACCGATAGAAACTACTGCATTACCTCCACCATTTGGATTACTAGGATATGGCTGTTGTTCAATTACGCCATTATCTATACTTACATCATATGTTTTTGCAGTTGCATTCCTACGAACCATTAACATATGCTGCTGACCATCTCGTGGAAATATTGTCGCAAAGAAAGTTTGAACTGTGATTATATTGTTTTTATGATATAATTTTATGCTTCCAGTACTAGTAACCCAGATACCATATAACATGTTATCTGCTTGTGCTAGACTACCATACGGTCCTGAACAGTCTAGCATCCAGCCACTTGAACTAGCAACATCGTCCCATTTGTGCCAAATGATTATCGTCAAGTCACTTGTAATTCTAACAGAATTATCAGTTAAGTTTGTTGTAACAGTTCCAGTGCCAGCGACTGCGTCTAATGTCAAAAATCCATCGCTTACTTGATCACTGCCTAAGAAATTAATCAATTGTAATCTAGTAATAGAACTATCTATTTGACTAGCAGTATTTGGTGAATATCCTGTCGAATGACCAGCTTCAGAAAATGATGCCCATAATCGTATAGCATGAGTATTTAAGATACTATACACATCGCGAGGAATGCCTACATAATTAACGGCAATATCAAACGTGTCATAGAAGCTCGTCGCAGGTGTGTCACCAGAATCTATATAAAATTCATCAACATAATTCAAATCTGCATCGACTGCTATTAATGACCGTCTATCTACATTATATGTTAATAGATTACCGTCAAATCCTTGTTTAAGACCATATAATGTTTTTGCTAAAATGTCAGAATCGCCCATATTAATAAATACACCATCTGTCTTTATTATTTGCGAACCTGTATTCAGATATAAATAACCATTTGAATGTCTGACCATACCAACATATGTCTCTGCTGTCTCACCGACTACTGATTCTTCAATAGCTGTCGAGAAGCCTGTAAGTGTCTCGATGACTCTATAAATAGTTTTGTTAACTCCTGTAATCAAATACTCATTAACGAATGTAATAAATCCACGACAGATACTATTGGGCTTATACATTAACGATCGTTGATTCAGTCGTCTATAAAATCCTAAGATATCGTTTGAATATTTGACATCAGTAAAAGATGTTGTACATTTCTCAATACCAACATACATATAGATATTTTCATCAGCGATGTCATGATATCTAATTCCAGTGATATATAGATAACGATCGTCTGTATTAAACATTATTGCGCAAGGCTGACCAATAGTGAATTTTGTGTTAAGATATCCAATATATGATAAGTTTTTGTTTAACTTAACAATACGACTATTATTGTGATCACATATATATATGTTGTTATCAAAATCAACAGTCATTCCGTTTGGAAAATTCAAACCTGTCGTCCCGCCGCCTGCAATTCCAAACGATCCAAAATACTTGTCATCATAAACAAACGGTTCGACCATCGCATCAAGTTGTTTTATAACATGTCTATTAGTTCTTAATGACGCAAACACTTTTCTATAAGTAATACTAATCATACTGACAGAAATAAATGCAACGATTGACCAATCAGAGTCACCTAATAAATTTCTAGCTTTGACACGATAATAATATGTTGCAGTCTCAGATACTGTGTCAGTAAATGACGTGATTGAACCCGTATAGACATCAATTGGACCATCAAATATTATATCTTTGTCTCGTTGTAAAACATAATCAGTCGCTTCAGGAACTGCATTCCAAGAAGCATTAATTTGACCAAGGAAACTGCCAGCAACTACAACTAAATTTGTCGGTATTGCCGGACCAGTAACTATTACAGACGCATATGTTGACCAACTCGAATTTCCAAGAATATTATGTGATCTGACACGATAGTAATATGTAGCTGCCTGCGTAACAAATTCATCAAATAAAGCAGTTGCACCAGTATAAACAGTTGTCAAATTGACTGTGAATAAAGCGTCTTTTGCTCTTTGCAATGTGTAAGTGTCAACTCCAGATACAATGTTCCACGACGTATCAACTTCGCCCAATAATATACCATTAACAGCTGCCAATCCTGTTGGAGCTACTGGAAGAGAAACTATAGCTGAAGCAGTGAGTGACCACGATGATTCTAGATAGATCGATGTCACTCTGGCTTTTACTCTATAATAATATATTCCGATAGTTGTTACACTATCTAAAAATGTAATTAATGGTCCAGTATATCTCACTGACGGTGACGGAAAGCTAGCATTAGTATCTCGTTCTAAAACGTATTGATCTGATCCAACTGAAGCATTCCAGTCTACTTGAACACTAGCACTAGAACCGACTTGTGCTGCTGTCAAATTTAGTGGAGTTGGAACAGAATAGTCTTCAGTGTAGATTGAATATGGTGAAGCCGCATTTGAATAAGCTACAGATAAATTAGATTTGTTAGTATTAACAAATTGTGTGAAAATATCTTGTCGAGTTGCGTCCCATGATAAGTTTGTTTCTGTAGGCGTTGATGTTTTTACATCTAAATATGTCAAACTCTTAAGTGACTTGGGTAGAGAATTTGATAGAATTGAAAGTCTAACTACATCAAATTCATTAACATAAACCGAGACTGAACTAACATCAGAATGTAATATACGAGAAAAATGAAGTATTGGATCTATTCCAATATTTGGTTCGATTTCAAGTAAAGTAAGAACTTTACTAGTATTAATGTACCAAACCCAAAAACGATCTGTATAAAAAGACCCATTACTTTGAAGAGCTGAAGATGTTGTAAAATTGTATAAAAACAATTTTATAGAAAAAACACTATCACTATAATACTCCTTTATCAACAACTTCCCATAAGACTGCATGACAGTCCACAGAGATCCCTTAACAGAAATCCCTTGAGGTATGGACTCAGTACCATACCCATTTACAAAAAGTTCTTGCTTATCAGTTACAGGTAGCGACATATTCAGAACTGACCCATCCTGAGTTTTACAACATACTCAATACCAAGATTTTCACATATACCATCATCCAAAGCCTCTGATACCTTGAGAAGATTGGTCAGTGCAGTAAATGTATCCTCCTTCACAATAGGATCTTTCAATACCTGAACTTTAAGCTGTGCAGTCAGATACTCTTGACGGGCGATCAAAGCAACAATGTCTTCCGTGGTCATAGTATCTCCTAAGCAAAAAGTGAATAAGTATAAGTTAAGGTCAAGTTCTTGTTTGCGTCTGCTGCTGCAAAGATAAATACTCCGTTGGAACCGAAGGAATACTCCCCTGTTCCCGGTGTAATAACGGCAATACGCCATACGGGTCCAAAAGCGTATCCTCCGTTCTTGAAATCTATTGGGGTATGTGCCATTGCGTCTGCATAAGTCGCGGCTAACTTAATATGTGTAGTATCTACATTGATTGCATAATAAATACCGCCATCGACTAACGGAGTAGGAAACATGAAATTCGATTGATTAGTTTCTGAATGATACAACTTCACAGGCGTGCCGTCTGCGATATTCAAACCACACGCTATCGTGTCATTAGGTAGATCAGACACGGACCACGTTGATATGATTGTAGGGACATAAGAAGTATACGCCGTCACACCCTCCATAACTTTCACAACCATCGGGTCAGGGTCAGTAGCTCGGAAATCAGGATCAGTAGTTTCCGTTACGTGCTTAACGTAAGGAGTTGCGGCAGGAATCTGAAATGCAATAGCATTTGCAACATCTACAGGAACATGGTAATTCTTAGCTGCAACACTCATCGTCTGGAGGTTGTCTTTGATCTTATTGGGGCCATGAACCCATGTAAATCTATCGCCCAAAACAAACTGCTGGTCCCACGGCTTGCCCGTTGCGTTGTTGAATGCAACACTTACACCCTGAAGAAGTGCAGTCGTACCTGTCTTTGGAATCGGACGGTCGCCAGTATTGTCCTTAATCCAAGCAGAACCGCTCCACCCAAATGGTGTTGGATAACCGAGTTCTGCATTATAGTGCATCGAGTTGAAATGAGCAATAGGGACGATAACTCCGTTTCCAAGGTCTACAGTGTTGCGGAATGCATGGGCGTACCAGTTAGTTGTACCTGCATAAGGCCAACCCATGTATTGATATGCCTGGGACCAACTAGCAAAAGATGTGTCTATTATTAACGATCCATGTGATCCTCCTATGACGTAAGTTTGTCCATAAAACCTACCACTACTACTCTGAAAAGAAAATTGAAATGTTTTATCAGATATTTGTGCCACATATCCTTCATAATAAGCACCAACACCTTCCAAAACCCAAGTGTCCTCTATAGTTATAGTTCCAGTACCAACTCCGGTAACTACAACAGTGTATCTCATAAGATTACCACCCGAAACATCAATAATCTCATTTGTACCTTTTCGCAGACACGTTCCTCTTGCTGAATCATCGTAGGCTCCCCCAAAAGAGCACCATCCTATACTGTTCCCGTCGTGAACTTCATCTTGTAGCACCCAAGCCTTCTCGCCATCCGTAAAATATTGATCCCCGACAAGCCTTTGACGACCTCCACGTATAACACGGCCATTGTACGCTTCCAATTGTCCTGTAGCAATATGTGCTCTTCCAGCAGACATCCCTTCAAGTTTCTCGCCCATACCCGTAATATACTGAGTTGCCGTAGACGCGCCAAGATCAATCTTGCTAAGACCTGCCGTATGACCAGACCATAGATACCCTGAGATTGGGTCATACGCTAAATCATAAATTGGATTAGATAAGATATTAGTAATTGTCAAGAGTGACGGTGCAACAGTGGGGGTGAGAGTGCTATACAGGTACAACCCATCTGATGTCGCTATGTAGACATTAGTACCAACCTTGACCATCCGATATGCTTTTGTTCCAGTAGTACCAAACTTACACAACGACTCAGAAGTCTCAATGGTCCAGAAACGCCAACGGCACACGTTCTGCAATTCCGTGGATCGGCTCTTCTGAATAGAATAGATAAAGTCCCCTACCTGAACTTGATCCTCTATCATGTTGTCTGTTCTCGCCGTCGCTTGATACTCCGCTATGCTCTCCTGATTATCATGGGCTTGCATCTTGCCATCGACATCAACGCCCATAGACAACTGCCATACCGGATAACCTCTCCATGAACCTGCACTATATATGTAAGACCACGGCTCAAGTTCAAGAGAGAATCGACCCGTGTTCCATCTAATAACTGTATGTATACCAGTACCAACATCATTAAGTGTAATTGGAGTACCGCCTTGAACAGACGATACTTTCATGCTTGTTCCGCTCTTATAAACAATATGATAGCTAGTATCAGGAAGCAATGGATCAGGAAGAGTAGTTGTGGAAGTGAACCGAACAAGTTCATCCACTAAATGCCCTTGACTACTATTTGTAACAATAGTATCCGTAGGAGGACCAGATACAGTGAATGTATCATCAATAATATCTGAAGCATCCCCTGTCTTTGTAATTCGTACACGTCCAATAATAGGATGTTTATTGGTAGGTGTTCCAGACAAAGCAATCGTCCCTTGAGACGACGGTGTGTGACCGGGATCACTAAAAATCTGGTCCATATAACCAGAAGGATGTGTGAAAACACGAGATATAGCGGGTCCAAAATCAGAAGGGGTAGAATATCCAATAGTAACAGCTATATCCGTAGGATCAGACCCTCTACTTGGACGGCCAAAAACAAAAACACCCATTGGACCAACCAACTCGGTAGTGGCATAGTCCCTTGCCCATTTATGGCCGTAACAAGGACCGGACCACTGAATGCTGGCTGCCTCATCCAATCGCCAAATATGCCTCATCACATTATTCAGCGTGGTTGGTGGATTAAACGGGCTTATCCCTTGAACGCTATTACTCAATCCAAAAACTCGGCACGCATAATACATCAAGTTCTGTGTAATCTTGCGCTGGATATAGTGATTGTTAGGTGAATTGTAACCTCCTGCGGTAAAACTGTGGAAAATCGTGTACTTAACAAAGAGATATTGATTGATCTGCTGCGTGATAGGTACGGACAACTCAATAAAAGATGCATAGTCGTATGGATAAGATGAACCAACATTAAAGTTTGATCCTATAACTCTGATAGTGCGAGGAGCACCCGGAGGGGCAAATAGATATTGCACATAAGCACTATTCAAGATAGGATCGGTCACTAGACTTAGAGATGTGGATCTTCCACTTGATAGAGTAGTGATGCGCTGCCAAGGGGAGTATCTTTGGCGAAAGTCTTCTGCTGGAACTGTAGAGCCTGACAGCGTTATCTCTCTGGGATTGTTACCGAACAGGGCGTTACCTTCCCAACATCCAAACACCAATGGCATCTGATCCGTAGAAGTATTCCACTGTGACCCCTCAGCCACAACTTTGTCGCTTTCAATTAGCTTCCACTCGTACAAACCTTTGTTCTTGAACATGACAAGCTCCTTACGATATATTTACAGTAGTCATAATAGCACTATATCCAGCGCCTACCTGAAATGCAGGAATAGTATCTTGCTCAAAATCCCTGGACTCTTCGTATTCAAAAGTTTTTGTTATCTGTCCAAAAGATCCTGTCCCTACTTCAAATAAAACAGCATCTTGTTCAAAATCCCTGGACTCTTCGTACTCGAAGGTCTTGATTATTTGCCCTAACTTCGCACTTGAAGCCTCAAAATTAACTGGCTCAGTAAGTATCTGTATATTCTCAGTATTCCCGATAGTCTCTTGGTACTCAAAAGGATCAAATATCAAAACCTGTTTGTAATTGGCAGGCGGGGTAAAGTATTCTCCACCCATCAAAGACGAGAAACATCTTACCCTGAGATACTTTAGACCAAGAGTTCCTGTCCATTTATGCCATCTATCATAAGTGTCATTGTCACTCATAACAACAGAATCTTCAACTACAAAATTACCCCCACTTAAATGACCTATCTCTATGGTATAGGGATAATGAAGATACTGAAGATAACTACCTGTAAGATACGGAATGTAAATAAATGATTCAAAAACAGTGCTAACTAACTGAAAACTAAGACCTGTTGCGCTCAATGGAAATAACTCAGCATCAAGTACAGTCTGGTCTGCAAAATCACCAGCGCCAGCAATAAACTGTATAGATGCTTGAGGGTCACGATTCAAATGAACTATGTTTGGAGCCTGAATAAATGTATTCGGTATGTATCTCCAAGACAATTCATCAGAAGGATCAAATATCCGTAAGTAAACTGAACTATCCTTTTTATACTGTAAATAAATCTTGTCACTTGCCTGATCATAAAAAGCTCTTGGTTGTTCTCCTGTATTTACAAGGTATTCCTGATCAATCCACTGCCACACAGAACCTACTAATACTTGCTTCTGAGAATAAACATAAAGACCCATCTTTTCCACTTGTTCAAGAGACGTAATTGCAGATCCGCCTACATAAACGTATGCAAGAACTATAGATGAAGCTATAGTTGTCATGTCCCAAGTATCTGAAACAATCACATTGCCAGAAGAATCGACATAAACAATATCAAATGAATTATAACTTACTGTCGGAGAAACTGCACTCCATGAAATTACAATACTATTAAGTGTTCCACTGCCCGCTTCTATATTAACAATATTTGGCAATGTAAAAGTCACATTAGAATCACTTGTTCTTCCAGACGTGAACTGTTTTGTATAAAAAACAAATTTTTGACCTGTCGGCTTAACAATCAAAGACGGAGAGCTTGCAGGCCTTCCATTATCAGTCTCGACAGTGAGTTTAGTTGTTAGTTTTTCCATACTTACAATTAGATGACAGATAAAAACAATAGAATACTGTTCTGTTCAACCAAAAAAATCAACAATATCATAAGCATCATTTGCAATTCCACTACCAGAACCAATAAAAACGTCCTCAACAAAATTCAAATCTTCATCATATTTCATTATCTTTTGTCGATCGACATTATAAATTAACAAATTACCATCACGATCTTCTTTCAATCCTCTAATCGTCTTAGCAATCCTATTTGAATCACCGATATTTTCATAGTTAGAGTTTACCTTTAGTATTTTTTGACCATCATTAACATACACATTTTCATTAGAGTGATAAATCATACCATAATATTCTTTCGATTCTTCTCCCACAATATGTCTAACAACAAATGGTGCAAAACCTGATGACTCTGTAGTCTCGCAAATATCTAACATTGAACCTGTCACTAAGATAAAGTCACTACCAAATCCTCTACAAACAGCAGTTGGATTATCAATACGTTGTCCTATTGCATGTAAATTGCCACTTACACCAAGATTACTAAAATCAGTATCTAGTTTCTGAATTCTAGTAAAATTATTATACACTCCAACGACATACAAATAACTATTAAGCATTATTTTATATGGTTCACCAATAGTGTTAACTGTACTGTATTCAGCTACATATGTTAAATTATCATCTAACTTCAATATTCTTTTGTTCAACGTGTCACAAACAAATATGCCATCAATGGTAGATACAATACCATTTGGAAACTTCATCATCAAACTGTTTGACCCTGATTCACCATATAATCCAAATTCTTTACCAGTATATATTGCTGGCAAACTACTAACATTCAATTCTTTAACTACATGTCTATTAGTTCGTTGGACTAAATACATTTTTGAGTAGACGAGTGCACCCCATACCGACAGGTATGGACCAGATGATTCGTTGACAAAGATTAAGTCATTTCTTCCAGCTACACATGCATTATAGTAAGTGCCAGTATAAGTAATGGAATCAATGACTGTACAAGGGTTAGTTGTTATGTCTATCTTTTCAACTTTAGGAGTTCCACTTACATTGGAAACAAGATATAAATATGATCCATCATAATCAAGATTTACTCCGCCATAGTCCATATATCTATTAGTAACATTTCCATTCACGTAGAAGGCCGAAGAGCCAGAGGTATAGAATTTTACACTTCTCTTACTAAAGAGCTTCGTTCCACCTCCGCCTCCAAACATACTTATACTACCAGGTGTAGGTCCTGGGTATACAGAAGCATATCCTAAATATCCAGCATCCGAAACTTGATATGTGCCTCCTGTAAAGGAACCATACATCATTTGATGAGGTGTGTAAGGAACGAATAATCCAAATGGACTTGGAGTAAAGGTCCCATAGTACGTAAAACTACCGCTAAACGTAAATAGCATCATATGACCGTATGGGTAAGGACTGGCAGAATTTATTACAATCTGTGTCCCTCCCCATTGCACTACCATAGCAGATATGCTACTGCTATAGGGAATAGCTATTGATCCTACTTCTGCGAATACAGATCCATTGAACGTGTATGCTTTTAGGTTAGATCCAACTATCCTAAAGATATATGTACCGTTGTAGTATATTGATCTGTTTCCATAAATTGAAACTGCGGGTACCAAATAACTCGTTATTAAAGATAGGGTCGAACCTGTCCATTGATAAGCATACATACCAGTAGAGGGATCATCTATAATAACATACCCAGAATTGTCTACTACAATATCTCCCGGTGGGTATAGAACAGAATCAAATAGTTTTGTTAACGCCATGAATCACACCCAATCTGCACATCTTCTCCTTCAATCCAAGTCATCCACGGTTTACGATTCTTTTCAACCATGACAGGATCTGTATAGTATTTCATCAAAGTTTCTGGAGCAATTGGCTTTATCCTTTCAGCACTCAATCGGTAATGAATATAACAATCATCTGTAAACATGCAGTGAGCATCCGGTAAATAACCCGCTCTCACTATTTTCTTTATCGCATCACAGCAGTCATTTGTCCCTATTATAAAGTTACCAGCAAGATATGGTTTTCCTGGCAACATTTCAGGTATGTAGTTCAAATACACATCCGTATCCAAGTACAGTAGATTAGGAATATATGATGCTTTCCTCCATCTCAACGGATCACATATCCTCGCGAAGGTAAGAACCGGACCATAATCCATATCCCAGATAGGCTCATCAAAATACTGCTGTAGCTCAGTGTTTTGCATCAGCTCAAACTCATGCCCCTCTTCAGTAGCTATCTTATACGCCTGAGCTATACACTCCATCCTTTTACTTCTTGCAGGATCGGGATACGCTTTTACATGAGCATCGATCATTAGAATATGTAATTTCATATTTACCATTCTTTCAAACTTAGATAAATCTAAGCTAAATCATTCTGAATGTTGAATACAATATTCATGTGCATAATGATGCTATAATATTGCAATTGTTGACTGAACAAGCAATCAATAATTTTCATGAGTTGTTCAAATTAAACAGTAGCTTCAACAAAATCCATTATTTCATAAGCATCTGTCGTTATAGCACTGCCACTATCGATATAAACATCATCAACAAAATTCAGGTCATCATCAAATCGCATAATCTTCTGATTATGCTTGCCTCGAACTGGATTATAAATTGTACTAGAATCAGCACAATACACTAACAATGATCCGCCAACACCCTCTTTAAGCCCATAAATAGTCTTTGACACGAAATCAGAATCTCCAACGTTTACAAATGGCGCCGGTGAAATAGATATCAATGCCCGAATTATCTTCCTGCCATTAGTAACATAAAGACTACCATTTGAATGATGAACTATACCATTATATCGAGTAGTAGTAAACAGTTCAGGATATGTTGTAATCTCACGATAAATTGATCTTGTGATAAACGGTGAAAAAGATCCACTTTCTATTGTCTCAAAAATATCAAGATCAGCGCCAACTACCCAAATCTTTCCAGCTTCACCTCTACAAATGCCAACAGGCTTAAATGACAAGTCTTTAATCACACCCAAATTACTACTAAGTAATGTCTGTACGAATGATGTCGTCAATCGCTCAATTCTAACTGCTGCGCCATAAATCAATTCTACACCAACAACATAAATATTGTTAGTTGCAAGTTCATAGAATATTGAATATGGTACGCCAACTGTTGCTGATGTATCATAAGATGTCAAATACGCTAAACTAGAATCCAATTTGACAATCCGCTTATTCTCTGTGTCACATACATAAATACTACCACTTGAATCTCTAGTCACGCCCCATGGAAAATTCAATGTACTACTTGTTGATCCCGGTATTCCCCACGTACCAAAAATAGCTGAATCATATGTTGCAGGCGTAGCTGTTGAATCTAATCTCTTTACTACATGCCTATTAGTACGCTGTGTTAGATAAATTTTATTAGCCATAGCAATACCTCTCGTTAAATTTCTGTAAAATCAACTACATCATATGCGTCTGAATCTACAGTTACTCCTGTTGTCCAATAAACATCTCCTAAGAAATTCATGTTCTCATTAAATCTAATTATCTTTTGCTTATCATTCAAATATGTCAAAATTGATCCACCAGTACCTTCTTTCAATCCACTAATTAAACTATTGCTAATCACATTTGAGTCTCCAATATTAGTCATTGTCGGTGAAGTATTGGACACGCGTAAGATTTGACGACCATTATTAACATATACATTGCCATTTGAATGCTTTATCACTGAATTATATGTTGTAGTCGTAAACAACTGAGGCCATGATGTCGTCTCACCTACAATATTCTCTGTAGTAAATGAAGAAAACGATGAAGTTTCTATGGTTTGAAACAGTCCAAGATTACAACCTGCAACTAGAAGTCTGCCTGAAATAAATCCGCGGCATATTCCAGTAGGTCTAAACCACATTTGACCAGCAGTATTTAAGTTACCACTAATTCTAACACTAGTTAATGATGTTGTGAATCTTTGGATTCTAACATAAGCATCATCAAAAACGCCTGCAACATATAAGTTACCAGTAGTAATGTCAAATAATATTGCACAGGGATTTCCAATCGCAGAATCACCTGCAGTTCGAGTATCATAACTAGTTATGTATGCTAAAGACGAATCAAATTTTGTTATACGTTGATTCTCAAAGTCACAAACATAAATGTTATTTGAAGTATCATGTGTAACGCCCCAAGGATTATCAAACGTAGTAAGACCACTGCCTTTAACTTCAAACGTACCAAAATGACTTACATAGACTGCTGGTAATGAAGTAGTGCTTAATTTCTTTACTATATGTCTATTCGTACGTTGTGTAATGTAAAGCATGTTGACCCTCTTTACAGATTTCGACCATATCAATATAATAGTGCGAATTTATCAAAAGAAGTACTAGATGAAGAAATTATTGCAGCAATTGATGAAGATGTTGTCAGTCAATATTATAATTGACCGACAACATAATAGTTAGAGCAGTCCTTCACTTACCAATCTGTCAGTAAAATCATCTACATTATTATATGTCTGAACATCGCCATCTTTGTCCACAACATATTCTTCAAGAATAACTTCGCCATCTTTTTCATCATAATTAGCTTTGATTGTAATGTAGCCGTCATCAGTCTTAATTGAATCAACTGTTGAAAATTTGCGTGTAGACTCTGTTATGGGAGTAACCGGTATCGCAGGTCCGGTCATGACTTCTGCAATTACTTCATCTGCAATTTCAGCAACCTTATCAATATTCTCATTATCAGACTTCTTCTTTTTCTTCTCTGGTTTATAATGCGGTTCTGGAGACTTTTTCAGTTTTCCGCCAGGTCCCCATTTTGCGCCCGGCTTCTGCTTAGCCATCCAATGACTATTATGTACAAACACTCCGGCATCGAGTGCAAAATTATGATAATTGTTGACTATAAAATCGTATACATCTTCTACGCATTCAAGCCGATTGACACTGACAACTTTGTGATTTGTAATTAGATCATATTTTTTTTCAGTCTCAAATATTAAATTATCTATTGAACCAAACAGTTCAATGGCTATTAACAAATGAGGATTTTTAAACGATCGCTTGTATTTATCCCAAGTAGTATCATTAATAGGCAGGTTCTTCTCTAAAATTCTTTTTGTAATCTTTAGACAATTATATTTAACTCGCGTACTGTAAACAATATTAACGTTAAATTTTTCAAGAAAATTACTTACTGACCCAAACATTTCTAATAATTTATTAAACGATGGGTTGCTTTTATATCCTTTATGCTCGTTCCATGTAGCTTCATTTATTCCTAATCCAAAATCTAATATTTTTTTAGCTATTTTTATCATTTTAGCTGTTATTATTGATCCATCTAGATTTCTACGACTCATTGAATCAATAGCAGCTTGCGATTTATTATATTTAAGTAATGCATACTTACCACAATCACCGCCTTTTGAACCATTTTTCTTACAATTTACAATCATTTCTTCACGACGCTCACTCCACAACTTCTTCATGTTTCTCTTACCTGTAACTGCTGCCAATGCACGACCCGCGTCTGATTTATTATAATCAACTAAATGTTGTGCTTTATCAGCAGTTCTATGAAAAGTAGAGTGTTCAGCACATGTCATCAATTTCAAATTATCTGGACTATTATTATTCTTATCAAAATTATTGTGATGAATGATAAAACCTTTCGACCACTCTTTTCCAAACTTATATTTAGCTGCTATTCTATGAACAAAATGCTTTTTATTATCCTTTGACCATGCACGTTTATAACCATCACAAAATGATCCTTCATGAACATCAAAATAAATCGGCATCAAAGATTCACCAGATTGTAAATCTTGAGCTTCTTTATATGAACCGTCATTCATCAAAAACATATGAGACAATGTACAACGAATTTTTTTACCATTATCTAATGTAACTTCTACTAATTTAGCACCTTCAGCTGTTCGTCTAAAATCATGAGCAACGCCTGCTACAATCTTGTCATTTTGAATATCATAAGAAAATACATAAGTACTTTTTTCAATTCCAAATTCATCAACTAACTCTTTCATGGTCAAGCTTCTACCATCAAACAATAAAACTTTAGTATCTGCTGTGAAGCACAATGCCCAAGGATTAGTAATGTCCTTATGGTGTTTCATGGCACGTACAGTTCCAGACCACCCTGGAGGCGAGACTGCCTCTTTTTCACTTGCAAGAATTTCACTTGCAATTTTATCAACTATCGAGTCCATATTGACTCCTTTTAACCGACCAGCAAATTGATCTTTGATTAGATTCTTGTTTTCACGTGACAAAAGAGCGAACTGACGTTCAAGTTGATCACCATCAACTCCATAGTCAGCTCGCTCTCTTAATGGTTGCAGATTCATAACTTAATACACATTGAACTGTCTATCATAACTGCTTGTCAAACCCTCTTTAGTACGATTGTACATGGGTGAAGAGACCCCCACTGCACTTGTAGTCAACTGACAAGCGACATTAGCCATTACACTAGCTACCCATGCAGTACCACTCCACTTATAATCTCTACTTTGATTGCTCACCCATACAACTTCACCAGTTACTGGTAATGATTCAACCCATGCTGCTGCTTCCCATGTATATTTACGATTAATTGTCCAACCATTTGCAGTAGCAGGTGCTATATAACAATCACCATTTGCACCAGACTGATTCACAACCATCGTCATTGTTCCAGTGATAGCTGTCAAAACTAAATCTGAAACGACTACGAGTTTGTTCGTATTTGCAGTAATAGTTATTGTGTGCGTCACACTCGAATACACTGCAGTCGCAACATTTACAACGTCAGCAGCAGCAATAGCAGCTGCTAAATCTGTCAATGTCTGATTCTTTGTCGCATTGTATGCAGCAGTTGCAGCATGACCATTGATCTTCAACGTCACTGCGCCTACTGTGTATGTTCCAGCATTGTCAGCTATCACTGAAACAGTCGATACAGGTGCCACCATACTCTTGACAGCTGATCCAATTACAATATCACCAGTTGCAAACTTAGGATCACCATAATTAGGCGTGTCAACTTTTGCTGATGTACCACCGACTGAAACTAATGTTGGCCCTGTTACCATATTGTCCTCCTAAAAGTTTTGAAGTTTATTCAATACACATTAAAATGTCTGTCATATCCACCCGTGCTAAGACCCTCTTTAGAACGATTTGACATAGTAGATGAAACGCCAGCAGTTGTCGAATACTCGCTCGATACAACTGTTCCTGTAGTCGGTTCAACATTTGCAAATTTTTTGTCATTAAAATCAGGAGCTTGAACTTTACGTGAAATGCCTGCAGAAACGGTGACTTTTTGACCTGACGCTGCCATATTGACCTCCTTAGTTACTGTTGTTGACTTTCAGGTAAATACTTTTTTGCTTCTTCAAGCATTTTTTGTCTAACAGCTACAACACCATTAGTGAAAGTTGTCGGATCACTAACTGTTCTCAAATTATCAATCATCGGTATTGCTTTCTTAAGATTGAGATCTTTAACTACATCAACTGCATCATCAAATTGTTTGTTTGTTAATTGTCTAGTCACATCATAACATCTATCACGAATTATTGAATAATATTCATTCGCAAACTGTTTCTTTAACTCAGTCACTTTCTCTAAAAATCTCTTAACTTCTTGCTTGCTCGAATCAGAATGTTTAGGGTCAATTAACTGCTCGCCAGCTCGTGGTAAATGATTCCAATAAATACTATGAATAGCTGACGATAATGATGACAATTTTGATCTTGCATTTTGCACTTTATGAAATGCTAATTCTATTGCGTCTCTTTCTTGACGAGAATTACTTTTGTCATCTAATACATCATTAAACGATGGTATTGAAGCTTTTTGTATCACGGCTATGTTAGATTGTAATTCATCAGAATAAAAGTCATAAATTGGTTTTGCTGCATTTGCAACTATTTTCTTCTCAACTTCACGAACTTTACTTGTATCTTTAAGAGCAGATCGCATCTGCTTTGCTTCTATACGTTTAGGATCTAACTTGACTGCAAATATAGTATACGGTTTGTCAGGCATCATCTCTATAATCTTTGACATTCTTAAGTCAGATTTTCTATCGACATAAGAATGTGCTGGACGAAATCTACTACCACCGCGCCATTTTGTAGTCTCTTCAGCTATAGTCTTGACAGCTATTTCACCTTTTTGATTCTTAACGACATTGCCATTTTGCAATTCAGGAACTTCGCAATTAAATCTATCATCTTTATATCCAGACCGCTTCATGAAAAATGCAGGTTTCATGTCAGTTATTGGTCGACCACCTTCAAAACCAACAACTGCTATTACTGTCGTGTCTTCAAATGCTTCTTTTATCTGTCTCGGTCTTAATGCATCTGACAATTGAACTGTTTCTGATCCCTCACCCATTCCGTTATATAGTAATGTTTGTTTCCAATTCTTTGGCGTCTGCGCTAAAATTCTACGAGTAGTCCGATCCTGAATTTGTTGTTCGTCAATTGCCGGATGCTGCTTCTTTAATAACTCTTTATTTGACATTGTCGGTCTTGATAATGGTCGTAACTTAGTCTTTCGATGAGTACTAATATACTCACGTTGCTGTTCAGGAGTAAGTTTTTTCCACCAATCAGGATCAATAGCAATTTTATCTTTTGCTATCTTCAAAAACTCATCCTGAATTAATGCTAAATGATTCATAACTATTCCCTTACTGACGACAGATAACAACCACATCTATCAATGATAATCGTAATATCAAAACAAAATTAAAGCTTGACATTTCTATCAAGCTTTAAGTACAACAGTCAATAAGCGCGTTTAGATGAACTGAACAATTCTTGACGTTGACGATGTAAATTCATCTCGATCAATATTCAACATCTTACAAATATCATCTACATTACTATTTTTAGACAACATTTCAAGCACCTTAGCATCTAAATTGACATTGTCAAACTCTGTCTTCAAAGTATCTAGTATCACATTCATCGCATTATCATTCTCAATCAACATTCCACCAGTGAAATTAGCAATTGTCCTGAAATTTAATCTAGCAATTGAATCGCTTGACAACAGTACTGCGTAAATTACAACTTTGTTCTTTTGCGTTACTGATACTGCATTTCCCCATGTTAATCCGCATTGACAACAACTCTCATTTTCTGTCATTCCATGAGCCGGTGCATCTCCAATCAAAAAGGCAATTCTTCTGCTATTATCTCGCCAATTCATTCCAGATACGCCATCAACAATACCATCAATAACAGCTTCTGGTGCGTCACCACCGCCATTAACTGTTATTTCACTAATAGTTTCATTCATTTTGTCAATATCCATTAAATCAAATACTGCAGTAACAAATGACTTGTCTTGCGATGGATGATCACGATACAAACTTAAACCGACTTTCAAATCGATCTCAAATTCAGTTGTCAAACTTGACAATATCTTTTGCATTCTGCATTTTGCGTCTTGTATAAATCCACTCATTGACCCAGTAACATCAACAATAAATAACAAGTCAACCTTATTCATTTGTTCCTCCTACAGGTATCGAATTCAAATATCCCTCTTTCATTCCCGATAAATCTCTTAAACCATCTTCTACATATCGTTCAAACTGTTCACGAAACACAAAATATAATCGAATAATACCTGCAGGCTTTTCTTGCCATTCATCTATAGAATGTCTATCACGCATTATATTTTGAGAGATTTTAGCGCCTGCACCAATACCAACTTCAGCTGTCATTGATCGTTCAGTCACTGCAGCAGCACATGGCACAGCTGAACCTAAACCTAACATTGAATCATGCGATGATGTAAAAGACATTGAATCAGATTTCGTGTTACAACAATTAAGTAATGTGCTACTAGCATCAGCACTAGAACTAGTATGATAAATTGATATTGACGAACTATCTGCTTTCAAATCTGAAATTGTTCTACAAAACACATCTGGATGAATTAAACTCTTCATACGTATAGAAGAACCACCACCTGTGTATCCAGACAATCCTGAAGAACCATCGCCCGAGTATCCAGAAGATCCACTATAACGAAACTCTTTTGGAAATTTGTTCTTATATCGATTACCATTTTCATAATTTGTTTTTCGATTCTTCAACTGATAAAAACAAAATCCAAATGCTGGAACAGTATCATCTTTTCCAATAACTAATTCTGGCACTGACTTCATCATGTCTTCAGTGAAATAGAATTGTCTAACAGTGCCATCAGCTGATCTAAATCCATCCCAATAAAATGGCATTGGGTCAGCTATATAGTTTTGTTCAGGCCACTTAAAATTACACTCAGGACACAATTGACCATGTAGAAATTTTACATTATGTACTGGACATTTTTCTTTATACTGTTCAAGTTGTAAACCTGATGTACGTTGCCCAGTAATTGGGTTCATGCCTTTTACAGATGTAAGAATTGATATATCATTATTGTTCATAACCCAGTTGAACCATAGAGCCCAATCTGATTCGACAGGACAAACATATGAACCCTGACCACCAACCCAAAAATCTGGTCGACTCTTAAGATAATCTACAGGTAGCACTGGAATAGGTATACCTGGTGGCAATGATGAATCATCACTGTCTTTCTTCTTATCTGATCGCATAATTGATGCAAAAAATCCATCTGACTCCATAACACGACACATATTAGGAGCCATAGAAAAACCAACTGCATTTCTCGAGATCATAACATTTCCCTTCTATAAATGAGGGAGCATAGCTCTAATACTGTGTGTGGATGACTCTAAATGGATCGCCGTTTTTTGCCTTAGATAATCTGCGCTTCAATGTTGGTAACTTATCTTCTTCATACAATTCAACAAATTTCATATACACTTTTGGATACAATTGCGTCAATTGTTCAAATGACTGTTGCAAATAAGCTCTCAAATTGATAGGATCAATTTTTGCAGATTCTGACATCATTCGCAAGAAAATGTGCTTGCTTCGATTGACTTCAAAGTCAAGCCATTTAATTCCGCATTCTTCACAGTATCCATCAACTAACAAAATATGTGAATGAATAGGACATTCATACAACACATTCATGGGAAAGTCACCAACTTTGTAAACAGATTTGATACCAGAATCAACAGCATAAGTACTTGGAGTCTCTTGGTGTCTTGCTTTTCGTAGCAGTATTAGAGAATTGTCAGTATCGACAGTATCATCATTTTTGAATATGATGCATGGTCGGCCTTTAGATCTCTTAAGAAGTTCGCATTCAACTTCAGAAGAACAATCTTTACCATACTTAGAAATCAATTCAAGATCTGATAGTTGACCTATTGGTTTGTTTTGCTGCATAGTGTCAAGCAGTAACTTGAACGTCATTGCGTCTGGTGAAGCAGTAATATTCGGTGAATCATTCGTTATTTGCCACTCAGACTGCTTGAATGGATCTTTTCCTTGCAAAATTGACAAAATTACTCTGACTCTAGCAGCAGGCACTGGATAGAAGCATTTAGTTAGTATACGACTAAATGCTTCATTAAAATCGGCAATCGTTATTTGGCTTTCTAACAGTTTTATGCTTAACTCAGACTTATCAATGACACCGACTTTATCTAGCACGTCATAAATAATTTCTTCAGCTGGAATGTCTTTAACGTAGGGATTAACAACAGCAGCAGCTTCTTTAATGCGGGCACAAATGGCAGGATTAGTAAACTTCATTTTCAATCTCCTTGTTTGTTGAACCTTTGTTCAGTTCGTGTCACACTGTGAATTAGTGTAACGTTAATACTTTGTGACTTTTTCTTCAGTCACATTTCAATTTCATCGATCTTTTAACCGCTTAGACCTCCTCTTAGATAATTATAGATCTATATAAACAAAAATTATCAATTGATTTACAATTCAGAAATAAATCAACGGAGAAGTAATTCGAGGGACTTAGTCTTCAATCGTCTATCTGACACGATTGAAAAGTATGAGAAAAGGTCACCGGCAGTTAAATTATAGTCAGTACCAGATGTTTGCGCCTGCTTGATCTTCTGTAACAACCATTTTCGTAATTCTGTAGCAACTTTATTGCCGATTTGAATATAAGTATCGAAGATTGGTAGATACCTACTATGTATCTTTATAGGTAACCCTTTATTCTTGCTTAGTTGTAAAGCTCTCAGTCTAACAATGATAACAGATGCTTTTATAAGAATGTGATCTTCTGTGAATTGGTTGACATACCGACATTGCTTTGCATCTGTTATTTTTGCATTCGATGAAACAATAGTCTCTATTAAATCGAGTGATCGTACTTTTTCATGTACAACTTTTCCAAAAATAAAATAGACATCATCCATCGTCAAAAGATTTACATCAACTACATAACTAAGTAATAAAGCCACAATATTCATACTAAGTCGTTGCTGGTCACCCTCAACATATTCATTTGCAAAAAATCTGGCAGCCTGCGCAGGCTCGTTGATATCAGCACCTTTTATAACCTGTGAACTTTTTGCCAGTCTATATGCCAATAATACTAGTCGTAATGTGTTTTTATTTTTGATAGATCTAGAAGCCCAAGTAATAAAAGAATCACTAGTAAGATTCATTAATAAGCTCACATTTCTTGATCATTGATGCTGTGATCACTAACTGTCCATCGTCAGTATTTATCTTAACATGTCTATCATTATGAATGTATTTATACTCGCCTGACATATCATACATTAACCAATAGAAAAACAGATCTTTCTCTTTGAATCGAAACTTTGCGACTATACCATTAATTAAAGTCAAGACAATCATCAGTCATTCCATGTCTTTGGCACGCCTGGCAAATCATATACATACACATCAATCCCAGTATCTTGTGAATGTGTTTCAATTAATGGTTTGACTTTGCTCCATTGACCGCCGGCTCTATCGCAACCAATGCGAGGCATGTGAAGCGACAATTTTTTCTCTTCTGCAAACTTAAACGACTTGATAAGTGCGATGTTCAATTGATCGTATTGTAAAAAGATCTCAGTCGTCGATTTCGGATTCCCACAACGCTTTTGCGCAATCATGTTTGCAACCCAAATCTCTTTACCTTGCAGCAAGCACACTGGCACGAACTGTACATTACCCAATATAAATGATTTGTCAATATTGACTTGTGTAACTCTATCTATTCGCCCATTTCTCCAATCGCGATATGCCTTTTCAGGACTAATCCACTTCTTTGAAAGAGCAAGCACAAAACCAGACCCCCATGCACCCACATCATTTGCTACATGACAAATCAATGCTTTGTCTTGGACAGGATCAGTTGCATCGCCGCTAATGTAATGTATCATTAGATCCTCCTACATACATAACGATAGCCGATGTTAAACACACCGGCTATCGACATACTATTGTTGGAAAAACGTGTTTGCTGGGCCGATTTGCGTTTGACTCTTTCTAATTACCGACTGACTGACTAACCCTATTGCTTTTCGAATCTCACTCGGTGTATTACCAGTTGTAAGCACACTTGGAAAACCGATCATCGCTGCGACAGCATCAAGATTATCTGAAGGATCGTTCTTGAATCCCACATATGCTAGATAGAACATTTCAGAAGCGATACAGTCTTCAGCAAGTTTCTTAGCATCTGCTGCAGTGAACTTCTGTGAATCATTGTCCTGACCGTCAGACATTACAACTATGATACATTTTGTCTGGACGCCGCCATCATTCAATGTCTTTGCATAAGCTCTGATACCAGTAATTGCATCAACAACTGTATCGAAAATTCGAGTTGAACCACCTTCTGCACGATATTGGCTACCAATCTTACCAATGTCTGCAACTTTCTTGAAACCATAGAGAATTGTCTGATCAGTCGAAAATACTCTTGCACTTACCAGCATCGATCCGCTTTGCTTTGACTCAGCCATTGCCTTTATCACCAGTTCGTCATAAGCGTCACGAACTGTCTGTTCATTGTTCTTCATTGAGTACGAAGCATCGATCACAATTGATGTCAAAGTAACACTATCTGTTTCTAATTCATCGAATGACGCGCCGGTACAGCCCAAAATGTTCGTATCATTGAGGCTATTGACCATAATAGTAGCTGCAGCTTGACTTACTTCATTGTTCTGGACTGCACCAGTAAACAAGCTTTTGATACTATTGACACTGACAGGATTTTTAGAACTCATAACTTTTTCTCTCCTTTTTTAGCGTTATCGTTAGAATTTGTAATCAGTACTTTTCACAATGTTAATTCCATCCGACCGGAATTTGTCAAACTGTTTTTCCGTGATACTTTTGAAGTCAATTGTCGGATGTTTAACCGGACTCATGCAATCTTCAAAAATGACGATCTTCTTAAGCACTGACTTATCATTGTTCATGAAGAATCCATGCATTTGGAGCAATGTTGCCAAAACGCAATGGCTGGCAGCTTCACCCGCGACAATTAATTTGTCATATTTTGCAAGGATATTCAAGAAGTCAGTGTTGAACCCTCCCTGCTTGTGCGTCGGTATCTTGACTTCCGGGCTAAGAATACCGTACATTTCAGTCTGGGGAATTTGACCCTTCTGCAAGAAGTTCAACTGCGACTTCCTGGCAAACGCATGAAATGCTAAGACTTCAGCAAGCGCTGGGTCGAGTGCCTGACCAGGAAATCCTAGTAATGTATGGTACGTCCAGATACAAAGCGGTTTGTTCGACTGCTGCATCAACTTCTCAGTATAATCAATACTTGCTATCGGATCGATGCCCGGCCGAATCTCACCCATATTGATGCACTTTGTAAGTGCATGACGTTGAGCAGGTTCATCTTTGTAGATTTCAGTGAAGAAATCCGGTTTCTGTCCATTTTGTAACTGCCACCACGACCGAAAGAAGATCTGGAATAGTAAGTGAGAGTCGAGCGATGCAAAAATTGCCGTCAACTTGTCCACATTATCAAGAATGAAATTCGCTGTATTGCGAATATCATCTTCAGCTCCAGGCACATACAATTGTCCTGCCTGATGGCAGAAATCAATCTGCATGTCAATGATCAATAGTGCAACCCTATTGCCCGGCTTGTCACTTGCTGATGCAGGCAACTTCAAAGCATCAGCTTCTTTCTCAACATCATTGATTCGTGGCAGAAACAATGTACCGACCTTACTTGGATCATAAAACGACGGTCTCATGAAACCTCCTGGGTTGATTGTTTAGGACTGTTTAAAGTAATATTCAGTCGTTCTCCAGTTCTTACATTCAAAATATAAAACTTATGACAATCTTGTGTAACATCTTCAATACCATGAGCTATCGTTACATTCGGTGCAATCTTAAACACTTGCTGATTGTAACCATCAAAATCAGATGGTTGACATCCAACTGCAACAGATTTCAATGCTTTTGGAACAATACTATCAACCATTGATGACCGTACATGATTTGAAAGTTGAGTAAGATCAGATATGTGCAACTTGCCAGTTTGTTCTACAATATTAAAAAGATTACCTAAAATTGTATCAATACGTTCTATGCCTGTCATGTAATTCTTGACTGCTCTATTTTTACCGCAACCTTTTTTAGAATTACATGGCATACACATTGTTTGTGAATTAGACATGTTGTCTTTTCCACCTTCACAACGAGGCACAATGTGATCACGCGTCATGAGAACTTCAGTTCCATTACCAATAGCATATAGATTCAAATGACAAGTCTTATCATACACTGCACTTTTTTCTTTAGCAAAAAATTCTCCAACTAATCCACATCGTACACATGTCAAACCTTTCATCTTAAAACATCTCAATCGTAAAGATGTCACATTAACAAAGTCACCATCTAAATTGAATCTGTCTTGACAGCCTATGAATGGTAATATTCTATCAAGTGAATAAGTTGCAAGACGTATCATGATTGAAGAACCAAATAGTTTATTCTATTCACTGACACTGTCAATAAACCTTGTTTGTAGAACCATAGACTTTGATCACTATCAACAAACTCAGCTGTTGACTGTTTCAATATTAACTGACCATGTTTCTCAATTACTATTCCTGCATCTGTTGCATGAACTATGCTTGAACCTGCCAACTGTTTGCCATGAATGTTTTTCAGTAACTCAGAATTCAATGACTCTTCTGTCTTTGTTTCTAACACTTTACCTTTGTCATCAATAATATGCCAATGAGAATACGTCCGACCATTATCTATCGTCTTTCTCAACAGTATCAAATTGTTGACAGATATGCAAACGTCCATGTCAATCACTTGACCTTTAAGTTGATCCATCTCTATTTCATATCGGCCTGCTTTAGAAAACACAAAGAATTGTGATTGACTAAATATTTGAAACATGCCAAGGCCGAAATCATTTTGGCCTGTGTGTAACCACGTTTGATTTTCCATAGCCGTAGTAACTTCTTCTTCAACAAATTGAACACCAACGAACTTGCCTCTCATAATTGTATTAGTAGTTAATCGATATATGTAGTTTTGACTGCAAGAAAATACTGGTTCATTCTTATAACTCAATGTAGTAAATTTTGCTACTGTTCTAAGTTTGTCAATACTAGTATCAAACACTAGCAAACTATCGTCTTGACTAATAACGAGATAAGCTGGTTCGAAATATTCGTACTTAAATTGTTTCTCAAAACCAGCCCACAAGACAAAAGATTGTTTGTAATTTTCAGTTATTACTGCAAGTACTGTATTACCATTCTCAAAACTTACAATGACGATCTTATTGCCTACGACTTTAATGAATAAGATTATACCTGACGTCTGGTATATTAATGTCACGTCACATCTTTCTTTGTCTACCTGTTTTTGTACTATTATATTAGTTAAGTCTACAGATCGTTGCGGTGCAGTCTTTTGACACTGTGGACATTTTGATCTAGTATTAGAATAAAATGTGCCACATGATTTACATTCAATGAATGACCCAATCAATCCCTGTAATACTTGAGTTGAAAATTCTTGTCGCTGTCGTTTCACAAATGTATTTGCAAAATAATTCAACAGATCATCACTAAGCGTCTCAGGATGTAATCCAATTTTTGGATATATTACAGTCTTGTCAAGCGCCCATACAGCCCTCTCTGCTCTCCGTATCATAGTCTTATATTGATTATGCATACCGCCATAAGGATGTACGAATAACAAAGACTTAAACAACATTACAGCAAATGCATAATAATCTGTCTCTTTTGTAAATGATGGTTTCTTAGTTAAATCTATACCATATAGCTTTGGATCGATGAAAGTGTCAGTACCTACAAAACAAGGATGCGATCCAAATTGAAATGAATCGACATCAATATAGTAGACTTTCCAATCATCAGTAAATAACTTATTGACATCATTTAAGTCACCAACGACAATGTTAGCATCATGAATATTATCAAGTGTCGTTTTTGAATTGAAAAATGTCTCAACTATGTTATTAGTATTGATTTGATGTTTCTTACGGTACATTAAATTTGACAAGTCAATGAACGTTGTGGCTTTCGGTGCTATTTCCATCGCAAAACCATTGATATTACCTTTTGTATCAAGCGTCACATCAATTGGTGCCAAGACAAATTGTGACAGTTTAAAGGATTGCTGTAAAAAATCTTGTAACTTATGAGCGCGTTCTAATGAAGGACTATGATAAATCTTGAATGCAACATTCTTATGTTTGATGACATTGGCTTCACCACCGCTACCCAACGAGTGTTTAGTGTCCAATTCAATTATTTGGCCTTTATAGACTATCTTCATGTTTAAACCTTTTCAAAAATAACGCATGCAGCATCATCAAAAAATACTTTTTGATTTGACCACATATTAAATTTTCGCTGCAGTCGAGACACCCCAAACAATTCATTCGTAGTTTTATTATCAACCAATGGTGTAAGTCCGTCAGTGCCTATTGCTATTTTGCTTATTTTCTTTGTATCATAAATATCGATTTTTAGTCCTTGCAGTTGTGACGGCGTTGATTGCAATGCTTCTTTTGGAACATTATTGTACATCAAATAATGTGGACTACCACCTTGATCAATGACAGTTACGTCATCATCAACAATTACTACACCGTCACCACAATGACCAATGACAACATAGTCTCGTAATACAATGCTGAAGATTATAGTTGTCAATAGATAGTCATTTATGAATTGCATTTTTTCTACAATTTTGTCTTTATTTTGAATAAACGTATATAGTTGCAAATTCCTAGTCAATCTCTCTATAAATGCATATACTGTTGTCGTCACTTGAGACTCAATAAATCGACTTATTTGACTTTTCGAAATATCTGTCATTCGTTGAAGTTCAGGATCATTAGTATATTGTATAGCAAATGGTGAATTAAACTGTTGTAAGTTCAATGTCGGCAATAGTCTCAGAACTAAATTACCAATTAAACTAGCGCCGACTTCTGTATAAGCGCCACTACCACAACCATCACAGACTATACCATAAAGATCACCTTCATCATCAAGAGTATCACAAAAATCTTGTCGATTTACTCTAAACAATGAATGATCGCGACCGATTACCATTGCTTTATTTGACTTCCATGAAACAACTCTTTGAAGATCAGTGAAGTCAGTCATTTAATAATCTCTCCGGTCTTGTACGACCAAAATAATAGATCAAGCTCATCAAAGTCCAACGAATGTTTGACTGCAAATTCTTTCATCTTAATCTCAGTTGTGACGTATTCAGCTTTTTTTCTTGGCTTTTGCACATCACAACCAAGTAAGTTAAGCATAGATATAACATGCTTATCGAGAATTGCATATCCTTTGAAACCAACATTTCTGAGGAAATGACTACATTCTTTGTAGCCGATGCCTATTAGATTACTGGCGAGGAAAAATCGTAAAGCAGATGGATCTTTGAATTCGTTGAAAATCTTATGAATATCAAGATTGCAATGATCGTTTAAGAATTGTCGTGTCCTTACGATGTAGTTTGCCCTTGATACTGGAAATCGATATACTCCTGTCAATTTAGTAGTGATATCTTTTTCACTACCAAAAAGTAACGTATGATCATCGATAGCTTGAATAGCTTTCAATCCCATTTTAGCACTAGCATTTGCTGTCAAAATACAGAATACCAGTTCCCTGAACAATTGTATTGGCATTGCATTAGTTTTAAGTAGTTGAAATTCAGTCATACGACTCTTGATAGCGTCGCAAACTGTGCTATAATATTGTTTCAAATCTTCAACGTTACTGATGATGATTGAGTTATCAATGTCAACAATGTTTGTCATGATTCAATAATCAATATGAATTTCGAAGAATGCTATAAAGTAAATACTGGCCTTATCATGACACTATAATAGAGGTCAAGATGTCCCTATACAACAACGCAAATGAACTGCTACAGGATGCCATAAAGCAAGGCATCATCAACGTTATACAGCCTCCTTTGTTACTTGGTAGTGTTGAGATGCAGTTGCCGAACAATGTCATCAATGTATTGAATGTAAAAAAATGGACAGATTTTCTAAATCATGTAATTACGACGTCTGACAATGATGAAGAGATAAAATTTGCATCGCATATTTTAGAGATGTGTCAAGAACAATACAAACAACCTGAGCAAGTCGTGACTGATCAAAAAGCTATATCAACAGATGATGTGATAACTTTAGTTAAAGATATTGACAATTGTAGCACTATTGATGATATATTGAAACTAATGAAAGTGTCTGAAATACCAATAACAGCACCTATAACTAAATCAACAATTGATGTTAAACATGTGCCATTACTACCAGAAATAGTACGTTGGCGTCGACCAATAAATGCAAATGGTAAATGTAGATATTACGCTTATGACATATCTTGGTATATAGAACGACAGACCACATGTAATGAAAGTGGTGGTTTAGTCTGCTTCTATTCATTATTTACGCCTGAATCTAGAGAAGTTGCACGTTTTGACACGCTTAAAAGCGCAAAAAGCAACTTCTTAATTACAATTAAACATTTTCAATAGTATTTACAGACTACATACCACAAGCGAGGTTTGTATGTTTGAAGTACGCAATGATATACATTACAAAGTCTTTATTGATGCGCAAACAAAAGCTATTGAAGTATCAAAATGGCTTGAGGGTGAGCGTATAAACGCTGATCCAGGACAACAACATGTATTATTTTGGGTGCATAAAAATGCAAAAAATTATGCACAGGCATGGCAGATTTCATTGTGTAAGGCATGTAAAAATGCACATTGTAGATACAAAAATGTAGACGACTGTAATGAATATTCACCAGATCAAGAACTATTACAATATGCAAACAGCAATATTAAAAGTAAAAAATGAATATGGTCTTCATGCTAGACCATCTGCTTTAATTGTTGAAAGATTGATACCATTTAAGAGTTCTATAGAATTTGTTTGTAATGATAGACATGCAGATGCAAGAAGTGTATTGTCGTTAATGTCATTAATGGCACCTAAAGGTGCTGAAATTCAAATAATTGTAAATGGAGAGGATGAGAATGACATATTGAATACTATAAAAATACTTTTTGACAGTAAATTTGCTGAGGCTTACTGAAAGTGAGATGTTGCCGGCCGTAAGATTCAAGTTACTGGATCGATAGTGTAATTGACGTGTATGTATGATTTGCTGAATATGCCAAAGACATGGCGTGATTAAAAGACAATACATCTGCTTTGTAATTTTCATGGCTAATAGTTAAGTCGATGATGAAATTTGCATAGTATAAACAATGATAACAATAAAACTTCCTTACACTTCTTCGAAAAGTAACAAAGAGATTATTCTGAAACTCATGAAGCAGCAAAATAGCTGCATGCATCATGTGTTCAACAAAATAAAAGATAGCGACAATAGTCTACAGCAAAAAGAACTAACAGCTATAGTAAATAGCATGAACAATATTGATAATATAGATAGTTGGTTCAAACAATCAGCCATCTATACTGCTAATGCTAAATATAGAGCTTTTAGAGAAAATGTAAAACAAGTAGTAGACTTCAATAAAGAAAATCCAAGTAATAAAAAGAGAATGCCTCATTCTGTTATATTTGGTGGTAAGAAGTTATTTATCGAAAGAACTTTGAAGAAAATAAAGAGAAGAGATTTCAAATTAAAGCGACTAGAGCCTTTAGTATCTATAGGAGAGACACGCAGAGATGGTAACAGGAAATATGTATTTGATGTGATCGAGAATAACTTGATTATGTTTTATCCTAATAGACAAACAGAGATAGAGATTAGACTTCCAAAACTCAGAAAGAACTACAAAGAAGATCTCTATAAGATACAAAACTTAATGGACGACAAGAGAATACCAGTACAACTAAGTATAGATCTTTCATATGTATACATCACTTATGATGAAAGTAATTTAAGTGAAAATGTATGTCACAAGATAGACAAAAGA